CACAGTAGAGGAGAAGGCGCAATGGGAAGACCGAAGAAAAGCGAAGTAGACCAGCTCGTGGGAGTGTTGATCAGGACAACAGCAAGCAATAGAGAGAAGTGGCAGAGCTGGTGCAGGCGAAATGGAACCACGGTGACAGCGGAGATTGAACGGCTGATGAACCAGGCGATCCAAGGCGGGGTAGAGACCGGACCAGGGAATCCTGACTTTGGTGTAAAGCAGAAGGCAGCCCAGCAGGTACAGAACCAGAAGCAACAGGAAGAGATTGTCACGGCGATAATGAACGCGGAGAATCACTGCTGGCCAATCGGCTGGCTGAGGATTCCAACCGAACAAGAGTATATGGACGGACTTTATAGCCGGAAGATTCACTACGTGGATGAGTTCGGCTTTTGCTATGATGATGATCTATGGTGTTGGGAAGCAGACGGCAGCTATAACGCAAGTAAGAACACCGGGGGCGGCGCAAGCGCGTATAGCAAGACGCTGATTCCAGCATTACAGGCTGGATGGAAGCCCCGAGAGCCAATTCATAACATCACCTTGAAGCACGTATTGTATGTGCTGGGGAAAATGAAATCGAACCAATACGGTGGAAGATGGACCCGGGCACTGGCAGAACTACAACAACAACTCCAGGCGGAGTCTGCGGCTAGGCATCAGAAGCGGCAAGAACCACAACAACAAGAGAGGACAATATTGGTATGAGTAACGAGACAACTAGCAGACCAACCGAGGGGACCAACGCCCCACGCAAGGAAGCAATCCCGATCAACGGGAGCGAGCTGACCCAGATCATCCTGGGGAGCATTGCCTCCAGGCTGGTAGGGGCTCCGGCGCTCCAGGAGATATTCGCATACCCCGGCGCGAAGGTGCAGTTCGCTGTGCGGATCGCAGCGCAGCCGTTGGAAGAGGGGAGAGTGCTCCAGTGGGAGGAGAACTACTCGCTGGACTTCTCTAATCCACCGGATGTGGTACGCATCCTGAGTGGGCTGCCGGTGTGGGAGCAGTTCAAGGTGCAGTTGGACCGATTCGTGCAGATGGTGGACAGGCCGGTTGAGGCAGGGGAGCAGTTGAAGAAGGCAGCGGAGCAGGTAGCTGGAGTAGCCTCTGGCCCAACCAAGCTGCCAGTAGCAAAGCCCGGAGCAGGAGGTAACACGAGATGAGCGAGAATACGACGCAGGTAGAAGAGCAAGTTGAGCAAGTAGAGCCGGTAGAGGAACTCGCAGACGGCACCAAGCTGCGTGAGCTAGTCGCACGCTATGGCCACGGCATTACCCAACTCACCTTTGATAAGGACAAGGTATACCTACTGCTGGGAGACAAGTCCAAGATAGACGACCGGCAGCTCCTCTGGGTGGGTCGCACCCTGGACAAGCACGGGTGCTCCGTGATCATCGGGATGATCGAACCGGATGCAATCCGCATCGTGGAGCTGACCAGAGCTGAGAGCAGTAAGACCACAGGGGAGAAGCTCTGGCTGCCAGGGGATTCACTGCGTGGAAGGGGGAACTAGCACTATGAAAACACTTCGTAACCTAACCGCCGCCTTGTTTGCTCTTGCCAACTCTATTCGACAACTGGCAGATGCAATCGCTGGAGAGCCCAGGTCTGCCGAGTGGCAGTTCGACCGGCACCTTGGTGTGCATAAGCTAGTGGCTAAGGATGATCAACGGGATACGCTGGATGTTCCTGAGCAGGAGCAGGAGCAGGAGGTTCTGGCAGAAGCGGCAGCACCCGGCGAGCCTCCCACAGGCACCGTGTTCTACCACTCCGAAGAAGCCCTGGACCGGGAAGCTGAACGAGAGGCAATGGAACAATATTGGGAGTCTCGACGCTTCGTGACTGACCCAAGTGTGCAGGAGCTACGCGTGCCAGTCGCACCTGCCCCAGCCACGAAGGAGCCTCCAGGTGAATAAACGTCGGGGCGTAGGCAAGCGCACTGAGGAGAAACTGGCGGAGGAGACTGCGGTGCGCGCTCGGGACGCTCAGTTCATCGAGCGCGTCACCAAGGACTGGACGATTGGTAGCATCTTGGAGCAGCTTGGGGTGACGCTGGAGATGCGGTTCGCCCGGCTGCTGGAGTTGTGCCACCACGTCAAGGGAAAGTTCGCCGTGTTGGATGACCTCTCTGCTGCGATCCTGGACTCCGAGAAGTTCGAGGACTGGAAGGACAGCGACTTCCTAGCTGCGCGGGCTGAGAACCGGCTTCCCACGCTGGAAGAGATAATTGACTGGAGGGGGCTATCCCGAGTGGAGATCGCGGGGAGCCTCGCAGCGGCTGGGTTCGTGCATGGGATGGATCACGCCAGGGCGATCCTGGCGAGTCGGCTCCCAGAGATAATGAGTAAGGCTATCGAACTCGCCACCGAGGGGGACGGCGGGGTAGCACACCTGAGCCAGAAGCTGCTGTTCGAGGCGAGTGGTCTCACCAGCAAAGGACCCTCCACCGTGATCTCCGTGAACCAGCAGAACAACACCAACGTGGCGGTTGGTCTTCCCAAGTGGGACGAGGAGGACAAGGTGGTTGGGCGGGTGTACTTTGACAAGGTGGCGCAACGAGCACTGCTTCCAGTCCAGGAAGCTAACATAGTAGACGCTATCATCGAGGAGCAACCTAGTGAGCAACCCCAAGTACTCGCATAAGAGTCCAACCTGTGCCCGGTGCGGCGAGCGCAACCCTCAAGCAAGCTACCTGGGCCTGGGAGATTGCAACTGGTGCTGGCCTTGTGTATTTGTGGCTATCCGCAGGTTACGAGAAATTGAGGATAAGGCGCTATCTGCGTCTGATAACGCGGTGGAGGTGGAGGCCGTGGAGGTTGAGGTGGAGGTGGAGAATGTCCCATCGAGTAGCTAAAGCAACACGAGCTAAGCTAAGAGAGACCGTGAAGAAGAGTACCACAGCGGAGGAACTGCTAGGATACTTTCGTAAGCAGCGCGAAGGGTGGGCCAAGTTTGATCAGATGTTCTGGGAGAACATGTACGAGATGATGGAGAAACTTGAGGCTGAGTACCGAGACAAATGGACCGGGGAGGGATACTATGATCCAGACTAGCAGAAGAAATTTTCTCAAAGCATTCACCGCAGCCACAGTCGGCGCAAGCGTGCTCATCGTGCTGCCATCCCTGCCAACCGCGTCCGTGATCAAGTGTCGTCCGATAATCTCCGGGCTGCACATCCACACCGGGGAGATAGTCTTCCTGGATGAGCTACTCGCGGGTCGCTACGCCCCTGCGGAGGTTGTGGTGCGCGGGTACTTTCGGGATGGGAAGTGGGAGCAGTGTGTGACTATGGATAAGCTAACAGGGAGCAATCTTGTATAACCGAGAAACCGTAGCTCGCAACATCCACAACGTCCAGCAGCGCACCTCGCGCCCGATCACCTACTACACGCCGGACTACATCGCCGCGTGCGTGGAGGTACTGGACCGCAAAGCAATCAAGGACACCAAGGGCCGCTGGACAGGAGAGCTCACCTCCCCACTGCTCCCGGACGAGAGTGCCTTCATCCGCAACGAGAGGTTGTTGTGCGCCCTGGACTATGACCACTGGGCAAGCAACTACCACAAGATCAGGGACTCCAATACCCAGCAGATGATTCCCTTCCGGCGCAACTTCGCCCAGGAAGCCCTGAACTCAGTCTACTGTGACCTCCAAGCCCAGGGAAGACCGATTGAGATACAATCCCTGAAGGCGCGCCAGCTTGGGATCACCACGGACTCCACCTCCAGAGGTCTCCACCGGGCCTTGTTCATCCCGAACACCAGCGGTGCGCTCGCCTCCAGCGACGAGGACAAAACCTGGAAGTTCATTGAGATGATGCAACGCTCTCTGCTCGGCCAACCGTGGTGGCTGGTGCCGGATGACATTAAAGAGTATAAGTCCGGGGAAGTGTTCATCGAGTCCGCCAAGAGGAACATGACCATCTCAGTGCAGCACGGGAGACAAACAAGTGGTATCTCCCGTGGGGATACCATCAACTACTACCATCTGTCTGAAATCCCTGACTTCGACAAGCCCAAAGCACTAATTGACGCTTCTCTGCTCAAAGCGCGGCATCCCACTCCACTTACCTTTGGTATGCTGGAGAGCACTGCCAACGGCCGCAACGACTATTGGCACGAGCTGTGGAAGAACAACCAACGCCGCTGGAGCAGCGGGATCGGAGAGTTCTGCCCGGTGTTCCTGCCCTGGTACATGGGGACGGACATCTACCCCACGAGGACCTGGGTAGAGGTGGTAGCACCAATCCCAACCGGGTGGAATCCTCCAGAGTTTATCATCAACCACGCACAGAAGGCCCGGGAGTATGTGCTCTCCCAACGGGTACTATGGAGAGCCCTGGGTCTGGACTGGCGGATGCCGCTGGAGCAGATGTGGTTCTACTGGGTACAGTACTCCGAGGCGAAGATCGAAGGCGAGGAGGCCCTGGCGAAGTTCTACTCAGAGATGCCAGCGAATGACCTGGAGGCATTCCAGAGCCGCCACGGGATGGTATTCTCCATCGAGCTAGTCCAGCAGTACCAGGACAAGGCAAAGCCCCCTCTTAGGGTATATGGTCTCCAGGGAGAGGGCATCCCGGCTCCACTCTGGCCGGAGAGCAGTGAGACCACTGGAGAAATAGGGCTTCGCACAATGTACTGGGACTCCGGCGAGGACAAGTGCTACACCTGCACATTCACCCCGGTGCGCGAACCCCACGCGGATGGCCTAGACAGGTTAGTCGTGTGGGAACTCCCGATCCCAGGGAACGAGTATGGAGTCTCTCTGGACGGAGCTGAAGGCAAGGGACTGGATCGTACTGTGCTCACCGTAGTACGCAAGGGAACCCCACTTTCCCCAGCAGAGATCGTCGCTGAGCTCGCAACCGACAAGGTAGCTACCCTGGAGATATGGCCAGTGTGGTTAGCACTTCTAAAGCTATTCTCTCCCGTCTACTCCGGTGAGTACACCTGGGCCCTTGCAGCCCCAGAGACCAACCGGGGCGGAGACGCAGCCCTGATGGAACTCCGCAAGCGTGGCTACCCGAATATCTACATCCGGCAGCGCCCAGACTCCCGCCTCAAGCTGCTCACCCCGAAGTACGGCTGGGAGACCACGCCCAAGTCCCGAGATCAGCTAATCCAGTGGACGCTCTTGATCGTGAAGGGCCAGTGGGCACAGCTTAACTCACCCTGGCTGGTGGACGAGCTCCGTGACTTCGTGGTGAACCAGCTCCAGACCAAGATACGACTAGAAGCCGGGGCTGGCTCCCATGATGACAGAATCTTCGCATTCATAATCTGCCTGATATGTCTCCACGGGATTGACATCTACCAGGCCGAGACGCCCGCGTGGAGGCGGGTCCTGGACGACGCCCACGAGCTGCTCAGCTTCCCATGCTCCCGGGGGCTGCTGCTCCCCACACGGGACCCGGATGATCCACTGGAATACTTTACAGGAGGAGCCTCGGTGAGTTACGCTGAGGCGGACACCGACATCGAGGAAGGAGAACTAGAATAGAATACTATGCCTAACTACCAATTCGAGTGCGAGCAGGGGCACTCATTTCAGAAGTTCCTGCCATTGGAAGTCTGGGATACCCTGAAGCCCGGACAGAAACTAACCGTGCCCTGTGAGGAGTGTGGCTCCTCAGCGCGGCAGGACTTCCTCCCCCGAGGAACTGACTCCACTATCACACCTTTCGTCTATTACCTGAACGCTGCTGGTGAGGTCCGCATCCCAGGAGCTTCTAATCTACCAACGCCCCCGGGCCATACGCGCTGCGAGGTGACTACCCTTGGGGAGCTCCGACGCCTGGAGGGGCGCTGCTCTAGAGAAGAACAATCTAAGCTCTCCGCTCGCAAGGAACTCCAGGAGTACTACGAGTCCCAGGAGATCGCTGAGAATCGTCGGGAGCTCCGTGCTGCGATGGAGCACATGTCCCCAGCGGGTCGTGACTTCGCCCGCCTCGCAATGGAGCGGAACAACGAGCGGCGCTCAGCCGGGCGCTCGCATGAGATCGGGTATCACTTCGGGATACTCCATAATGATGAACGCTAAGAGGTAACGCTAACCTACCATCTCCCATCTCCCCAACCACTATGTCACAACCATACGATCTCTCCCCGATATGCCCACCAGCCAGCGCCTCCCCGGAGCAAAAGCTCGCCTGGCTGATCGGCTCCCGTACCAGAGCAGAGTCCTCTCTCAAGAACGGCGATGCCTACAAGACCATAGACCAGACGATTGACATCATCGCCTGTCGGGTCGCTGCTCGCCTGAACATCCGCTCGAAGCGCAAGTCGAAGCTCGTCACCAACCGAATCAAGCGGCAGCTCCGAGAGGTGATTGCCTTGCTCACTCAGCGGATCAAACCGCGCTGGGACTACTACACCAGGAACCTTCTCTGGAGTGACCACGCGAAGATTCTCACCAAGCGCCTCAAGTGTTGGCTGGACACGAATATGTTTGACCGAGTACTCAAGGAAGTCCTCCAGTATGGTGTCTGCGGTGCTGGTTACATGATCTGCGGTTGGTCCCGAAGTATTCCCGGCTTCATGGACACGGACCTGGACATTGACGTAGGGGGCCCAGATGACGTACTCCGTGACCAGGGGATGGACCTACAGGAAGCCTACGCGGTCCACGTGCGCAAACTCTACAATCTCTCTGAAGCTGTCTCCCGCATGCCCCTCTCACGTAACCGGCTCCGCCCGGTACGCACGCGCCCAACCACGCGCAGTCAAGACTCTCGTAAGGTAGCAGGCTGGCTCTCCCCACTGCTGAACTCCTTCGGCTACACCCGAGCCAGTGATGATCCTGGCGGCGGCGTGAATAACTTCGGCTTCCTGGGGACGGACGTGGAGGTTTACAGCACATATGTCCTCGACGCCAGCATCAACACCACAGGGCAGGAAATTCACTCTGACCAGCTCTGCTATGACTTGGCAACAGGTATCAAGACCAAGGGAACCACCTGGGAATACACCGTGCCTACCCTCGGGCAGCAGCTCCAGCTTGACACAGCAGGTCACACCACGGTCGCAACCGCAGAGAAATGCTATCTATATCCAACCCGCCGACTTCTCATCTGGACCGAGGACCATCTGATCTACGATGGTCCCAGCTACTACTGGCACGGTCGCGTCCCAGTCGTGCAGGTCTCCCTGGACAAGTGGCCCTGGGAGCAAATCGGCTACTCTCTCGCCGCAGACAACATCTCCGTTGAGGAAGCCACCAACCAGCTACTCCGTGGCGTGGTAGACGCATTCAACCTGAACCTGGACCCGATGCTGGTGATTAACAAGAAGGAGATCAGCGAGAAGGAAGGGAAGAAGATAGACCTCCGAGAACCCGGTGGTAGGCTGTGGCGAAGTGGTCTGCTGCCGAGTGCGGATGTTATCTCCAGGCTGAACGACGGTGGATATGAGATTCCGCAGCAGCTCCCGGGTATCTTGCAGATGCTTGCCTCCACCAGTGATCACCAGATCGGAGTAGCTGACGTGAGTAGTCTCCTGGAGCTCCAGCAAGCCCCGGCAGCGGACGCAACCGAGCGACTCCTCCAGGCCCAGGGACCTCTGGCGACTGACTATGCCCGCGAGCTGGAGCGTGCAATCACCCAGTTCGGCGTCATGGCAGGATGGAACTTCCTCCAGTTCGACAACACGCAGCGCCGGCTCCAGCTACTCGGGCAGGACGGACTCTCCTTCACCGACTTCGACTATGACCCGGGGAAACTCCTCCCAGTGGATGTTCCCGGGGTTCCCATCAACTCTACCCTAATGCAGCGTGCCCTGGTGTTCGGTCGCCAGTTCGCCTTCAACGTAGTGCCCAATAGTATCTTCGAGTTCACGGATACCCAGTCTATGCTGATGAAGTTCCAGCTCTGGCGAGACGGGCGGTTCCCGATAGACCCCTGGACGCTCGCAGAGGCGCTCAACCTGGGGAACATGGGAGAACCCAAGGGAGGCACGATTGTGGAGCGCTGGACGGAGTGGATGGAACTGAGCACCAAGTTCCAAGCCAAGACTATGGCGGAGGCCCAGGTGACTAGCCAGCAGGTGCTGATGGAGGCCCAGGCCCAGATGATGGCTGATCCCAGGATGCAACTGCTGATGCTGATGCAGCAAGCGGCGAGTGGTGGTGAGGGCGCTCCCCAGGGTGGCAGTGGTGGTGGTCCCACTCCCCCTAGCGGAAACCGTCCCGGTCGCCCACCCAGTGGAGAGAAGCCCCCACACATCGAGGGAAAGATGTCCGCAACGAATCCACGCAATAGCACTATTGCTGAGAGCTAACCAACAATAACCAAAGGAGAACTAACCAATATGTTCGCATCACAAACCGGAGGCCAGGCTCCGCCCCCTCCCTCGCAACAAGAGCAACCGCCCCCGCAGCAAGCACCCCCGGCTCCGGTCGGCATGGGTCCCAGCAGCTACCGCTCCCCGGAGACCTCCGGTGCTGCCTCCCAGGAAGCCCAGACTGCCCAGCTCGCCCAGGCAATGGCAGCCCAGCAGGTTGAGCAAGCCAAGCAGCAGTTCATGCAAGCCACGCAGGTAGTGGTAGGGCTGGGGGACCAGTTCCCGGATATGAAGCCCAGCTTCGACCAGCTTGGCGCAGCCATAATGCAACTCGCATCCCAGGCCATCGCCACCCTGCAACCACAACCTATGGCTCCGCCCCTGGGATAGCAGCTCCTGGGGATTGACACCACAACCCCTGGTGTGTTACACAACCCCCGAACTCAAGCTAACCTGAGTCTGATAACAAGATAAGTCATCACCTTGGGAAGCCAGTTCACTAACACTCGGAGACAACCGATGCCTGATAAACGGCAAGAACAATTCGATGCCCTGATGGGGCGGATTTCAAGCCACCTCCCACCCGAGGGCGTAGAGCAGATCAAGTCAGTCTTCGCGGCTGCACCTCAAGCTGCCCTGCAACTCGGCGAGGAAGTCCTGGCCAAATCTGACTACACCAGGCGCGTCCAGGAGGTAGCACTCACTGAGCAGCAGCTTGCTCAAGAGCGCACTGCCCTTACTGAGTTATCCACCAAGGTCTCTCAGTACGACGCTTACCTCCAGCAGAACTACCTCCCTCGTGACCAATACGAGGCAGTCGTGGCAGAACGTAACCGGTTCGCTACGCAATTTGAGCAACTCACCTCCCAGTATCCTACACTTATGGAAGAGCTTGGGTTGCCTACCGGCACGCAGCATTCGCAATCTCAGAACCAGAACCAGAACCAAGGAGATCAGCAAGTGAATAACCAGTTTCAGAATCCCAACCCGGGAGTCCAGCCGACACCGCCTGCTGCTCCCTCTACTCCCACAAACCCAATCCAGCACGTCACCCAGCTCGCGTGGAACCAGGAGAAACAATCCCTCTCGGCTCTCGCTATGCTCTCCCCGGCTATCCAGCACGACCTCGCGGTTCGCCATCAGCAGCTCTTCGGAGCCCCGCTGGCCAACCTCACCGAGATCGTTAACGAGGCTGGCAGCTCTGGGCGAAGTCTGGAGGACATCTGGGCTGAGAAATACAACGTGGCTGCGCGCCAACAGCAACTCGCCGCCGAACAACTCGAAGCAACCGTCGCAGAGCGTGTCAACACCGAGCTGGCCAAGCGGACCTCCGCAATGGCTATCAATGGTGGAGGCATCCCGAACAATGGGCTGCTCTCACCATTCTTGACCGGTAATGCCAACATCCCTCAGGACCAACTCGCCTCTCCAGGAAATGGGATCGGCGGAGCTCCTGACATGACGCGGATTGCCAACCAGGGCTCCGGTCGAGGCACTGCCGCACAAGCTGCTACCGCTGCTTATCTCTCTGGTAAGTACGCCAACGAGAAGTTCGACATTATCAGATCATAGTCGTAGGATAGGGACCCCCGGCTCAACCATACTCTGGGACTCCCCTATCTCCACCAACCCATAGGAGATACCCTAGTGTTAGATGAACTAAATGTAACAACGCTCAAGGAAATTCTGCCCACAGTGGCGCAGGACAACTACTTCCTGGGCGCTCCCCTGCTGATGGCTCTCCGTGCCAAAGGACGATTCATTCCGTTCAACGGCGGCACCGAGATGCAATCCAACTTCCTGTTCCGTGGCCTGCCCACCCAAGCCTACGCGCAGGGTGCGGAGTTCACACCGGTCAAACGGCAGATTCTTGCCAGCATCTCCCACGTACCGAAATACTACGTCGGCCTTGTTGCTGAGTTCCTGGAAGACCTGGAAGTCCTGAACACCGGCCCACTTGCCGTGTTCTCCATCATCGAGAACGACCTGGCGGCTCTGTTCATGTCGCTCACCTCGCGCATCGCCATCGAAATCCAAAAGAACGGCCAGAACAACGGCGCTGGCGTACTGGATCGCTCTCTCTCCATCAACGGGATGGTCGAAGCCCTGAACGACGGCGTGGCACCTGGATTCGACGGAATCCAATACACCAGCTATGGCGGCCAGTCCCGCTCCGAAGTCGGTGCTGCGCTGAACTCAACCCCCAAGTACCTGGGCAAAGCCTCCGGTGCAACCGGGAAGATTGACTTCAACCGGATCATGGAAGCCTACACGGAGTGCTGCATTGGCTCCGCTGAGCCGGATATGTTCGTGGGCACCAAGGCCATCTGGTCGCATATCTACAACCTGATGGAAGCCAAGCAGCGCGTCGAGATCGTCAAGGACCCATACTTTGGCGTCCAGGGCGCGATCAAGTTCATGAATATGGTCATTATGAAAGATGACCTGCTGCTGAGCGCCCGCTATGGCCAGGTGAACTCTGACTATGGCGACTTCAGCACAAGCACCTTCACGATGCCCAGCGGCACTCAGGCGGCTTCCTTCTCGGATACTCCGCCAGCCCCGGGCACAACCGTCACCGTAGGTGAAACCGCCTACATGCTCAACACAAATAGTTGGGACATCCGCATCAAGAACTCCCGTTTGTTCGGCGGTGGCTTCACCGGCTTCATGCCCAGCCCGACGAACACCCGCGTCGTGGGCAGAACCCACCTCGCAATCAACCTGCGCTGCCGTGCGCCCCGTCTGAACAAGCTGTTCTACGGTCACGGAGCATAACCCACTACCATAGGAGGAACACGCATCATGCTTAGTATTTTCAATGGATTCCGCCTGGAGGGTGGGTATCTGAACACCGCTGGGGACTTGTATGCTGGGGGTGCAAACGCCCAGCAAGCTCCCGGGCAACTCGGTCAGGAAATCTGGATTGACGACGAGACGGCATTCCAACTCACCAACCCAAACGGCACCACGATCAAAACCACCAGTGCTGCTACCGCTCTGCGCAACGGCTTCTACCGTCGCGTGCTCTCGAAGGCGGGCTCCACGCTGGCTCCCGCTGAGGGCGTTGCTGCCTACTGGGACGGCAACATGGACAACTTCGGCAACTATATCGTCACGCCGGACAACAACAACGGGATTATCGTGGGGTACTACCTTGCGGCTGTTACCAAGGGCTACTACTGCTGGATTCAGACCAGCGGTGTCGTGTGGAGAAAGTTCAAGACTCCGCTCACCAAGGTCGCCGTCGCCGGGGATATGGTCTCTGCTGTCTTCGCCACGGGCCTCGCGGATGTCCTTGCGGATGCCACGGCTGTCACGCAGGCCACGATGCAGAACTTCGAGGGCAAAGCCCTGGACGTTCCAACCGATGGCGGCTTGAAACGCATCCTGGTCTCCCGGCCCTTCCTCATCATCTAAAGGAGGTGATCTTGTTATCTACTGACAAAGTAGTCATCCGTGTGGTGGACGCTTCAGTAGCAAAAGACTTCGCCAAAGCCTGGAGCGATCTGGGCTTGGCGGTGGTCTCTGCCTTCACCAGCGATGACAAGAAACAAACCCTGCTCTATGGAACCGGAGAACCTGAGGCTATCGCAGTAGTAGCCGCTCTCCTGCCCCCGGAGCCAAAGGGAGAGAAAGGTAAATAACCATGCCAAACACAGACATTAACCTTGGAGCACACGACGCGGGATTCCAGATCGCCGGGATGCGCTGCCAACTGGTAGAGCACTATGGTCCCACCAGCTACCTCACCGCCACCAAAGATGCCCTGAGTCCACAAGACTACGGGATGGACGTGATCGCAGCGGTGCTCGTAGCAGGACCCTCCATTGTCTCCTCCAGTGGAGCCATCTTCGGTGACGTGCGCGCACGCAAGGCCACACCCGGTCCCTACTCGGACTGGAACCTGGTCTGGTACAGCAACATCACCGGCACTGAAGTAGTCAACACCACGGACATCAACGCGAACCGCGTCACGTTGTTTATCTGGGGGAACTAACCCTCCTCCATGCCATAGTAGAAGGAGATGCCCGAGGTCTCCTTCTTGGCCACCACTACTATGCCAACTACCTTCTACGATCTCCACTCCCGGCTCCGAGCTGAAATCGGTGATTACTTCCCAGTTCCCCTGGCGAAGCAATACATCCGGTATGCAATGCGGGAGATCGCGGATCGGCACCAGTGGTCGTGGCTGCTGCAACTCGGAGAGATAGTCGTGCCCGAGGTGCTCCAAGGTGACATCACAGTTACCCGGGGCTCCCAGCAGATCGTAGTAGACTCCACCCTGGCAGCAGCAATCAACTCGCTCCCAGCTTACGAAACCCCAATCGGTCGCCGTCAGGTGAAGATCGGAGTCTCTGGTGGGAACGTCTTCGAGATTCGAGCCTGGGATGGAGTAGACACCCTCGACATCAACTTCCGCTACCCCGGGGCCAGCGGGACCTACTCCTCCAGGATCATCCAAGCCTACTTCTTGCCTCCTTACCTGGAGCAGCCGGTAGGCACAGACCCTATCGAGAGTCCGAACTTCAAAGGCTATCTCTGTGTCCGGGATAAGTCCAACAACTTTCCCCTGATCCTGGACAAACCCCAGGAATGGCTGGACAAGCGAGACCCCCGCAGAGATGCAACCGGCACCGCTACCCACTTCTGTCAGATGCCGCCCACGACCACCCAGTTCGCTGGAGCAGCAGTTGGCGGAACTACTGGCATCCCCCCAGGCACCACCCGGCACGAGCTCTGGCCTGCCCCCACGGGCACATACATCTACGACTGCCTGTACCAACTTGGTGACTGGCCTCTCGCGGATGACCGAACATCACTTATCCCCCAGACGCTCTCCCCGGAGTTCGTTATCCAGACTGCTCTGGTGAAAGCGTGCTCCTGGGCATTGCGCCAAAAGGTCGGTGGCCTGGTCAATCGTGCTCAGGCGAACATCATGGCAGCAAGCATCTCTCAAGCTACTCAGGAGCGGGACCGGCTCTACCTTGAGGCGTACCGCGAGGACCAAGCCTACTACGAGTCTCGTACCAAGGACCTCCTGGGTGGCAAGTTCCCCTGGGTCATGGGAGCCGCCTACGCTCAGGTACACGACATCAACCTTATGGCAGGGCTTTTCAATGACTAGAGCAGGGGCTCCTCACCGCGAGGACTCGCTCTGCCGGTTGTCTCCAGCCCTGCCCACCAACTTCAACATCATCCACCACTACCAGATAGGAGAACTACTATGCCAGGACAACTTAACACAGACTTCGGAGAACTCGGCTGGCCCGTCGCATCCCCCCAGCAAGGCGGACTTACCACCCCCCTCCCGGGAATCGCCACGCCCGCGCTCAACACCCCTGTCACGCAGCCTGAGAACGTCAAGGTCGCCTGGCGTGGTGAGGGATTTGTCCAAGCCACTGACAGTGCTGCCCCCTGCCAGCTCGACTCCCCATTCAACGGTGGTGATCCCTTTGGCTTCGGCGGCATGGACCAGGGCAGTGGTGGTGGCGGAGCTACCAATGGAGCCCTGGATTCTCCGTTCGCCGGTAGCGTGATGTGGCCGAAGCCCTAGAGTAGGCACATCACCGAGACCACCGAGACCACTGAGACCGCACTGCCAACACCTTCTTCTCCCCTATGGGTGCAGGGTACCTTTGACAAGCACTTTGCTTATTTCTGGGAGCTGCGCCCATATTGACAATTTTTGTGAGAACCTTTACTATGCACTCACTACCGATCAGCAACCAACGCCGCGATACAAAATCTGCCGGGTCTGCTCCTACCACGAAGTTTGTGAACAATGGAACCGCAGCCACAGCCGACGCGAAGAACGAGATGATAAGGTCGCAAGCGAACCCAGGGAGAGTGAGGCTCCCTGGGTTGCCTGCGTTGCTACCCCTGCTACCCCTGTTGGTACTACTCTTCTCGTTACTGTCCACTCAGGCAGCCGCTCAGACTCTGGACAAGCTCCAGGGACTCTGCACACGCGGAGGCCAGAACATTCGCACCGCAGGGGCTTCCTCCAGTGAGAAAGCTGAGATGGTAGTCCCAAGCTGTACCGTGACTGTGTACATCGCAGGCACACTCACCCCAGCGACAATCTACTCAGATCGTGCCAGCACGCCAACTCCCAAGGCGAACCCTTTCACCGCGAACTCCGCAGGGGAATGGTTCTTCTACGCAGGCAGTGGGCGCTACGACATCCGCTTCTCCGGCGGCACCGGCCCCGGCGCTTACCCGGCCCCCGTCACCTACGGCGATTGGGGACTCTCCGGTACCGGGGCGGCGATCACGGACTACCGGGGCGCAATCAACGCAAAGGTCTCCTTCGGTTGCGCGGGAGACGGCGTAACAAACGACTCAGTCTGTATCCAGAACGCGCTTACCGCAGCCGCCGGTACCAATGGTAAGATCGTCTACTTCCCGGCAGGGACCTATCTCACCGACGAGATCACCCAATCCCTCCAGGGAATCACCATCGTCGGCGACGGACCTCTGCGCTCGATCCTAAAAGCGCGCATCCCCAACTCCCCAGTCTTTAATGTAACAGGCCCGGGATTAACTCTATACACCACCATCGAAGAGATCGGCATCCAGGGTCAGGGTAAAACCTCCGGCTCCGCAGGGCATTGCGCGGTCTTTGGCTCCCTCATCCCGGATCGTGAATCTGCGTTCTTTACGATCCGCAATGTCAAAATCAGTAACTGTGGCGGCAAGGGGCTGTGGATGCCCGGGCAGTTCACAACACTGATCGAAGGCGTCACTACCGACGAGATCGGCGACAACCACATAGAAATCCAAGGCGGCAACACCACTACCCTGGTACGTTGTTACGTTCAAACTGTTGAGGCTAACAGGGTTGGCTACCGCATATTCGGTGGGGATGTTACCATGATCGGTAACAATGGCATGGACCCGGACTCACCGGCTTCTGCTATCTGGGGACTATTCGGGGCCGAAGCCGGGGCTGATGGTTATGACTCTTATTTTCGCGGTGTACTAAACGGCAACAATATAGAATCCTTTGGAGACTATGGAATTTACTTCAGGGATTACAGTTGGGCTAATTTCAGTGGTAATGCTTTTACCACCTACACCGCAGGAAACCATATTGCGGTTCGATACGGCTTCGTGGACCCACCAACTGGTCAGGGTGTTTGGACGGGTAATAACAGAATAATCCTGGTAGCCGGTGCTTGGACCAACGGACAGCCGATTCATTCCAGAGGTACTCCATTCAGTGTTATAGGTACTCAGACTATAACTGCCTACTACGACACCGGCCTGGCCACAACTGTCAGCTTCCCAACCAACGTGTCAATGTTGGTTCCAGGCAGTAGCAACTCCGCTGTTACTATCTCCCGGGCCAAGTTCGGTGCTATCGAAACTTCCAATCTTGTCGGAGATTTAGTAGGTGCAACCTCGTTCACAGGTGACGCAGGACGGATACGCTTACAAGATGGAACCGCCGGTCGTCCTACGTATTCAAACACCACTAATGCAGGTAATGGCATGTACTTTCCTGGGGGTGCCGGAGTGGCCTTTGCTGTGGGCCAGAACCTAAAACTTGACCTGACTGCATCGCACCACACCCTTACCGGCAACCTGGGTATAAACACGTTTGGCAATAGCACCTATGCCTTGGACCTAACCGGAGGTCCTGCCAGGTTCGTAAATTCGCAAGGAGGCTCAAGTCCTACGCTAAGTCTATCCTCGGCACTTAATACGCATCTACTGGTAACAGATACCGGCCCTGCGTTTCCAATAAGTGTGCGTCTCGGTACTTTACAAGGCGGACCTGATCGTGGCTTTGTCGGTACCATGACCACGCATCCATTCGATATTTATCAGAATGGGCTGCGCCGCTGGACTGTGGACACCCTTGGGGACTTGATACCTAATGGTGTTGCTACCGCACAATTAGGTAACTCTATCAATCCGACCCTCTCAATGCACTCGCGATTCTTCGAGCTGCACAACACGATCAACAACAACTCCACGATCCTACAGAGTACGTCCCTGGCGCAGATCACGATCTCCCTGCCTGACTCCCTGCCCGGGGCCGGTAACGAGTGTCTACAGATCAGCAGCCTCGGGGCTATCACACGTACCGGCTCCGCTTGCGGGTCCGGCGGCGGGGCGGGAGTCACCTCCCTAGCGGGCACGGCCAACCAGATAACCGCCAGTGCGGCCACAGGAGCCGTCACGCTCTCACTCGCCGGGCCGCACAACTTCACCACCGCGACCGCCAACGGCGTGGCCTACGGCAACGGCACTGGGCCTATCCTGTTCACCGCAGCCGGTGGGGTAGGCACGCTCTGCCTCACCTCCACCAACGGAGCCGCCCCAGTCTGGGGAGCCTGTGCGGGCAGCGCCGCGACCGCCTGGGACGCACTCACCGCCCCCGGCTCCGCGAACCTCTCCCTGAACATGGGGACGTTCCTCACCACGTTCACCTGGGCAACCGGAACGGGCAGCAACAACCTATTCAACCTGGCCACTGCAAACTCCAGCAACGGAACCGGCTACCTTCTCAACGTAGCCACCGGCACCTCCTCCACAGTCAAGCCGCTCAACGTCACAGCCCAGGGCAGTAGCAACGGCGTGGAGATGACAACTGCCGGAGCTCTCGTTGCCAAAGGCACGGGGCGTATCGAAGCAACTCCCCCGGGCACAACCGGCAGCATCCCCTACAACAATGGAGCTGGTCTGTTCGACGGTGCAGCGAACGCGATCCTGGACATCGCCAGCAGCACGATTATCCTGGGGACTGCCACATCGCAGAACGGGCAACTACAGCTTCGGAACTCTTCCACAGCGTTCACTACTACGATTGCCCCGGCTGCCCCAGCAGCGAACAACACGCTTACCCTGCCAGCCTCCACGGACACCCTGGTAGCCAAAGCAACAACCGACACGTTCACCAACAAGACCCTTACTTCCAGTACCAATGTCCTGGGTGGCGTCACTATGACCTTGGGCAGTGACGCCGATGGTGATCTCTACTACCGCGCTGGCGGCGTGCTCACCCGGCTCCCCAAGGGAACCGCCCTCCAGGGTCTCCGAATGAACGCTGGTGCAACCGCTCCTGAGTGGGCGGCGATCTCCGCGAGCGCAGCCCTCACCTCCACCTACGTAGGCTATGGCGACGGCGCGAACCTGCTCACCGGCAGCACCCGGCTCACCTGGGACAACACGAACCGTTCACTCACCCTGGGTGAGTCCGCCAACACAGGCCAGGTGAACATCACCCTGCGTAGCAGCAACACCAGCAGCGCTATTATCACAGACTCCACTGCCGGTCGCCCGGGCTCCCAAGGCGGGATTATCTTCTCTAACACGGGTGGAGACCAAACCCAGGGCCCTGGACTCACCTGGTCCAACGGTGCCTACAACAACACCTCACGGCTCTATCTCTCCCTGGGTCTCAACTTCCAGGGCTATGACACAGCAGGGCAGTCTCTGCTGATTCGTAAGACAACTGCTACCAGTGCCCAGGGAAGCAATGTCTTTGAGTTCCGTCCGAACGACGGCTATGCGCAGTTCTCCCCATTCTCGACCTCTTCTGGCAACACCACGGAGATTCGCCAACTAGAGTTGGCCGCGAACGGAACCAACTACTTTGCAACCAAGGCTGCTGACAGCATCGCCACAACCTACACCCTGGTCTGGCCAACGGACGTTCCAGTCGCCGGAGATCGCCTGGCGGTCACTGCCCTCACAGGCAGCACGATCACCACGGAGTGGCTCGCAGGCAGCGGTGGCTCAGGCACTGTCACCAATACGGGCACGCTCACCAGCGGGAAGGCTCTGCTGGGCAACGGTGGCGTAGACCTGGTTGCCTCGCGGCTCACCTTGACCAACCCGGCTACTACTGCCACGTTCACTCTGGCAGACAACAAGACCTTCACGGTTAATAACTCGATCACGTTCACCGGGACTGACTCCACCACGCTCACGCTCCCAGCAATCTCTGATACCCTCGCAGGCATCGGCACCTCGAACACGTTCACGGTCCAACAGACCATCACCGGAGGCACCACCTCTGGCGCGGATCGTCTCCTGATGACCGTGACTGCACTTGGCAGCAACGGCACCCGGTCCTCTCCGAACATTATCCAGCGTGGTTCCTCCTACGATGGCTCTGCCCACACTGTGGACTGGAGATTCCGCACGGTCCCTACCACCAACGCAGGCGCATCCCAGTGGGAACTTCAGTCCCGTATAGATGCTGCCAGCTATGTTACCAATCTCCAGATAGACGACACCGGGCTGCTTACTATCACAGATGCTATCCTTGAAGGCGGGAACCTGGTTCTCAACGACGTGGGGCTCTCCCGAGCCGACAGCACTCTACTGGAAGTAAACGACACAGCTCTCGGCAACTACCTGGACCTGAAAGTTCGTCAATACCACGCGGATGCAACCATCTCTGCCACTGCCGGGAACCAGACCATCAACAAAGCCCTATTCTCCTTTGTCATCGGAGCGGGCACCAGCAACGCAATTATCACAAACTCCTTCGTCACGACCAGCTCCCTGGTTATCTGCACTCCTCAGCGCAAGGACACCACCCTGCTCACAGTAGCCGCAGAACCAGCCGCAGGTAGCGTCACAATCACAGGCAACGCAGGCGCAACAGCTAACACCGCGATTGCCTGTATGGTTTTCAACAACTAACCCTCTCCAAGGGAAAGGACATAACCTTTATGAAGAAACTGTTCTGGTATCTCCTCCCGCTGCTGCTGGTACTGCTGAGCCTGGCCACCCCTGCCACGGCTCAGTTCAGCTCTGGCACCGCTTACCGAATCACTTCCGGTGATGCGCTTCCGGCCACCTGCAACGCGGGCCCAGGCGTAACCGATGTCTTTATCAAGACAGCCGCCACGCAGGGAATTTACTTCTGCTCGGCTACGGACACCTGGACAAACGCAGGCACCGGGGGTGGTGGCTCCGGCTGCACAGTCATTGGACCCACAGGTGCTCTACAGTATAACGACGGTGCAGGTGCTTGCACAGGTGTAGCGGCTCTCACCTTCAACGGAACTGACACTCTCCAGGTTGGTGTGGCTGGTAGCGTAGTCGGTAAGGTACTGCTTCGCAATGCCACCTCGGGCAGCGTCACCATCCAGCCTACCACGGGTGCCCTGGGTAGCGCGGTTTGGACTGTCCTTGCGGGCACTGACACATTCGTAGGTCTCACCAGCACGCAGACGCTTACGAACAAGACCCTCACCGCGCCAGTCCTGACTGCCCCAGTCTTGGGAACCCCTGCTTCAGGTACCCTCACGAACGCCACCGGGCTACCCATCTCCACCGGGGTGAGTGGGCTCGGCACCGGAGTAGCAACTGCGCTCGCGGTGAACATAGGCAGTGCAGGTGCTCCAGTCCTGTTCAATGGAGCTGGTGGAACTCCTTCCAGCTTGACACTGACGAACGCCACCGGCTTGCCTCCGACAACCGGTATTGTGGGCTGGCCTGCGAATGCCAGTGGTTGCCTGAACAACAATGGGAGTGGAACATATTCTTATGTGGCTTGCTCTGGTGGTGGAGGTTCTCAGACCCCCTGGACCAGCGCGATTGACTCGGATGGGTTCCCACTGCGATTTGACGATGGGACAGGTATCCAGTCAACCGAGAGCGGGAACCCCAGCCTGTTGTTGTTTACGAGTGAGACAGGCGGAGTCAACTATTTTGGGTTGACCAATAGTGCAACAGCAACCACCCCCAAAAACATATTTCAAGTTACAGGATCGGATTCTAACGTATCACTGCACATCCGCACTAAGCAGGGTACCTACCCGAACGTCGGGCAAGTCTTTTTCGATTCGTCTGTGCGGTACGACAGACCCAGTATTGCTTTTTATGATGTGAGCAACACTGCCTATGCGCCTAATGTCGGTATTGGGATGAAAGGCGGGGGATCGTGGCTATCGTTGATCGCGCCAAACATCATGCTTGGCGCAGGTGATGGAACGCCGGGACTGGTGGGCATTACCGGCAATAGCTATCTCGCATGGAACGTCAATAACACGGCAGCGGAAGACTGCCCCGCGTGCGTGGCGGTCGGATTCAATAAACCGGCACAGCGCGTCATCGGCGTGGTTGGCGCAGATTCCACGCCAGACGGGGACTTAACCAATGGCGCGACGTTCGGTTTTATTGCCACAACGCCGAGCCAGCTTACGGCGGATCAGAATGACTACGATCCGACGTACACCAGTTACTTCCAACGATGGAGCAGTGATGCCAGTCGCACGGTAACAGGGCTGACTTTTGCCATCAGCACGAAAGTCAGCGGCCAGATGCACCGCATCTGGAACGTGGGCAGTAATAACATTGTCCTCGCCAATGAATCAGCGTCTTCTAAGGCGGCGAATCGCTTCACGGTTAGCACGGGAGCCGACCTGACGCTGGGCGCGAACGAATGCGCGGATGCACAGTACGACGCGGCGACAAGCCGATGGCGCGTGACGCCTTGCGCGACTGCGGGCGGTGGCTCCGGCACAGTTACCAGCATTGCCACTACATCCCCGATCACGGGTGGCACCATCACCACAACCGGCACGATTGGCTGTGCAACCTGCGTTACCTCTGCGGCTGCCCTGACCAGCAATCTGCCCGTTATTGGCGGAGGCGGTCAGGCGACCTCAGTCGGCACCGTCCAGGGGAACACCACCAAGTTCATCACCTACGCGGGCTCCGCTCCGGCAACGAACGACTGCGCGAAGTTTGATGCCAACGGCAACATCACCACGCAGGGAGCGGCCTGTGGCGGTGGCGGCGGAGGTTCGCCAGGTGGCAGCAGTGGCGACATTCAAACTAACGACGGTGCGGGCGGGTTCGGCGCATCCAACCTGAATTTTGCCTCTAGTGCCGTCACCCAAACTCTTACCAGTTTGGGTACGACTCTTACCGAGAGCTTCAAACAGACTAACTCAACGGCGGCGACCAGCGGAAACCAACAGGTCAGCCCAGCTTTTGTGCAGGAAGGGCAGGGATATAAAACAAATAGTGTAGCGGCATCTCAGTCAGTAAAAGCGGCTCATTACGTGCTACCCGTGCAAGGCACAGCGAATCCATCCGGGCTTTGGAAATTCGCATTTTCAATTAACGGTGGAGCTTACGGTTCGGATGTCTTGCAGCTTAGCAGTGCAGGGCAGGTCTTGACCCCGTTAGGAACACAAGCCGCACCAGGCTTGGTTATTGGGCAGTCAGTGACCTCTACCGGCTTCTACGGAAATGGCACACGGCTTCAAATCTCAATCGCCAATGTCGTCGGCCCGCTGTTCAATGGCGCAGGGATGTACAGTAAAGCCTCTGGAATTATTGGCTGGGATTCGTCTAGTGATCCTGCTAATAATTCGACTGATTCAGGTGTTGGCCGGAACGCGGCTGGCCGACTTGAAATTAATAATGGCACGGCGGCGACCTATCGAGACTTGATCGTTCGCCAGTATTACGCCGACCAAACCATCACCGCAGGTGGCACAACCGGCAACCAGACGATCAACAAATCTGCTGGTACGGTCAACGTCGCGGCGGCAGGAACCGCGGTCACAGTCACTAATAGTTTGGTGACAACTTCATCAACTATTCATGTCTCTACGCGCACCAACGATACAACGTGCTACGTAAAGAACGTGGTTCCTGCGTCTGGCTCGTTTACCATCAACCTGGTTGCGGCCTGCACTGCTGAGACCAGCTTTGGGTTTCTGGTAGTGAACTAGCAATATTGCGGGCACGCTGCTCTGGACAATCCTACAGGAGATAAATATACTATCTCCTGTAGGAAACTTAACAACCTGCTACTAACCAAAGGAGACAACAAACAACCAATCATGAATACAAAATACTCATTGCTCACGCGACTTACTCTGGTCCTGGTCTCAGGGCTGCTCACGTGCTCCCTGTTGTACTATGGGGAAGCTCAGGAAGCTCCAGCGAAGTCAGAGAAGTCAGAGAAGTTAGGAAAGCCCTCCTCGCTGACCCTCACAGCCGCAGAGAAAACCACCCGGGACTCACTGCTCACCGAAGTCCAGTCCGCCCAGCGGGAACTCGGCACCCTGTTCGACCAGATGCTCTCCACGGACGACGAAGATAAAGTTCTCGGCATTTACTACCGAGCCAAAGCTCGAGTCACATCCCGTCTGAAACCTGCCAATGAGAAGCTCACCGCCTGGTTCGACTCCGTGCGCAAGGCCCACAAGTGCGAAGGCTGCCAGCTCCAAGGGGATACCCTGGTCCCGGCTCCGCTCCCAGGACAAGTTCCCCTGGCAGCAACTCCTGCACCGAAGTAACCTAACCCAGTAGTTCCCCCTCCCCTTTCCCCAGAAGGAGAATCTATGGTGCCCCAGGAATCTCTTATGTACATTAGTTGGTCAACAATCGGAGTCATGTGCGGCTTGATGACATTTATCATGGCGGTCGGGGGTAGATGGTTCTCACTGTCTATCAACAACGCCCTGGCTAATATGGCTGCTAGTCTGGAGAAGAAGATCGAGGATCGGTTCTCCTCGAAGGCATCAGTAGAAGGTGAACTGAAGTTGATCAACCTGAGGATGTCACACATCGAGACCCAGCTAGTGGACATGAAGCAATCCCAGCTCCGGCAGCACCAGTCACAGATGGATCGTCCTTAGGTCTTCTCTCTCTCTCTCTATGCCTTATCAAATCCTAACCCTGGGGCAATTCATAGACCAGCTCTCCAATCGGCTGGATGACCCAACCAACGTGTTCTTCTCCCGGGAGGAACTACTTGACTACACCACTGAGGCACTCCGTACCTGGGCCGCCTTCACCGGCTACTGGGTACGGCGGGCAGGCTTCACCCCTTCGATAGCTGACAAAGACTACTTTCTTCCTCCGTTCGTCAACTACCAGCAGGGGCTTACCACGGTCTACCCGATGGCTCTCTCCCAGCTCGACCGGGACCTGGTGAACTCCATCTGCTACTCCTTGCTGGAGCCTCCGATAACTGCGTGGAATCTCCCCTGGCCGGGCACTGAGCAATATGACCTGCCAGTATTGGTCACTGCCCTCCAGCACGCAGTCAACGCGCTCCAGCAGGCAACCTCCTTTATCACCGAGGTAGACTCCCAGGTAGTCTCCCCAACTCCGATCAACCAATATGATCTCGCCGCAGATGCAATCAACCTACGCTCCGTCTACTGGGAAGTCCCAGCTACTCCACCCAGCACCCCAGCGCAACAGTTCCCCCTTGCCCGCCAGGATCAATACGTCCGAGGGCTCGTGGAGGACTCAGCCCTGGTGCCGGATTCCTACTCCCTTGTGGCAACCGCTCCACGCCGGATCGAGATGTCCCCAGCCCCGAGTGACACAGGGACTCTCTACTATCTGAAGGTACTTGCTAACCTGGACCTGGCTCCCACGATCACCACCGCAGGTAACTCACTCTACCTCCCTGGGAACTTTACCTGGGCTGCGAAGTACTACACGCTGTTCACCCTGCTCAACGCCGAGGGTGAGCGCCGGGATAAGTTCCGTGCGGATTACTGCATGATGCGCTTCAAGGATGCCATCGTGCTCTCGCGGGTCTTTCCTGGGCTGATGCGCTGTTACATAAACGACGTGGAATGCCAGGTCTCTGCTGCCTGGGATATGGATGCAGTGGAGCCAAACTGGAGGAACCAGACCGAGGCCAACACTAGCGTTCCCAGCTCCATCGTCCTCCACTCCTGGAGCACGATCTCCCTGCACCCGCGTCCAACCCAGGACTACTCCATTACCTTTGACCTGGCCGCGAACGCACCCATCCCTGCCAGCGAAGCCGAGTACCTGGACCTGGGCAGCGAACACGTCCAGACACTCCTGGACCTGGCGCACCACCTCGCCTGCTTTAAGCTCGGCGGCCAGGAGTTCGTGGATACCATCCCTAGCTACCAACGGTTCCTCCTCCAGGCTATCGCATTCAACAAGAAACTCCAGGCAGAGAGCGGGAACTTCGAGCTGCTCAAAGAGAAACCGGATTTCCAACGGCGTCGTAAACCTGCGCACCTGGATGAGGAAGCGCAACCGGATAAGTAACCCATAACCAAGGAGACAGCCCAATGTACGCAGTAACTGTAACTAGCCCAATCTTCATCCTACATCCGGGATTCCTGTCCATAAGGATATGGAAGTTGTATATTAGTCTCAACCTGCACAACGCTGTGCAGTTAAATCCTCTTATCTTATTCACCGGAATAGGGTTCATGTGGGGCAAGAAAATCTTTAACGGGCAGTTACAGGTATCCGACGATAGAACCGCAGTAAGACTTGGCGTATTTCATACCAAGGAGTAGCAACCCCCTATGCCAACTACCCAAGGTCGTCCAACAGGTGAGAATCAAGGCTCGGTCTTCCAGCGGGTCTCACGGAAGTTTCTCTTTCGAGGGATAGATGTTGCGCACCCCCCGGATAAACTCGCAGAGGGTCGCTACCCCTTCGCTAAGAACCTGCGCGCCTACGTGGATGGCGAGCTGCGTTCCCGACCTGGGCTCCAGTTGCTGTTCCAGCTCGCAGGGAACCCCAGTGTCCACTCGATCTACCGGCTGAATGACCCCAGCTCAGGCCCCGGAGCTCACGCATACATAGTAGGTGCAGGCACACAACTATTCGCAGGAGATGCCCAGGTAGACTTCTCCGCCCCTCTCGCTGCCGGTCTCTCCGGGGACCCGCTCACAATCGTCGCCGCCCGCCCGGATCGCTCCCCTGCGAACTGGGCATACGTGGCCAACGCGCTCTCTCTGCTCAAGGTAGCTCAGGATCGCACCTGCTACTCCTGGGGAATACCTGAGCTCCCTGCCCCGCCCACGGTGGAAGCAGCTCCCCCTGAGGTAATCGAGATCACCCAGGCTACCTCGCTCTCCCAGGACGGCAACACCTGGAACGCCTCAGTGAACGCGGGAGGACTCTCCACCGGCTCTCGCATCTCCACCACCATCACTCATATACTCTTTGACTCTGGCACCAATGGCTACTGCGGGATCGCTCCAGCCTCCCTGGGCAGCGAACTTAACGAAGGCACCAGAGTCCGAGTCAACTCAGGAGGAGGTTCTGATGAAACAGTCGTCATCGAGCAAGTCTTCGCGCTTATCGCAAATACGACAATTGAGTCTATTTCCTATGACACCGGAACCAGTGGACTTTGCTGGGTCCAACTGGCGAACCCCACGGCTGGCCTTATACCTAACTGCTTACTGCGCCTCGCAGGCGCTGAGAACGTCCGTGTCCTCGATGTTATTCTCGACAAGGATAACAAAGCCGCAGTCCGTTGCAGCACCACGGCAACTCGATCTGCCGGGGATAGCGTGGCGGGACTGCGTGCCTTCCGTGCATACTGTGCGAACAATCATGTCGCTGGAGAATCTCTGTCCGGTAGTTACATCCAATCTACATTCACTTACCCAGGAGTTGCGCCAGCAGGTGTCGGAAACATTAGACTCAATGCACCGCGAGACCTTTCCAAGTTCGCCTCCCGCCAGGTCACAGACGAAGACGAGGTAGTAGTTACTCTCTACTTATCTGATGCCAGCCAGCTCGTGGAAGGCCGCGTCTGGTTCGACATAGACCCGAACACAACCCTGGCCTACGCTGCTGATGACCTCTCGCGGAACTATCTGTTCTTCCCATTCCGCCAGGAAGACCTTCAGACATTCGCCAGCTTTGACCTCACCCAAACCCAGGTCTCGGCTACAGCTCAGAATATCCAACGCTACCAGTTTGACCTGTTCAACACGTCCCTCTCGGCAGCGAACGCGGAGCTGGAGAAGCGACGGCAGTTCTACTCCGAGCTGCTCGTTGGCTTCCCTGGTGAGGGCACACCCTTCCAGGGAATCAAGAAGCGGCTGCTCGCCCGGTTCGATGACGGAACCGGCACCGGTGGTGGACTCGGCACAGCAGGTGCAGAAGCCCCGGGTCCATTCCAGGCAGGCTCCGGTAAGCAGCAATGGTTTACCCTGCGATTCAAGATCGGCCAGCTCAACCGTGTCGGCCAGGACATCTCGCGTACCCTGAAGGACACTACCTCTGTGATGGTGAACTTCAAGTTCAAATCCACCAACCAGGTAGTCCGGCTTGGCTCCTGGTATATCTCCGGGGGCAGCAACCCGGATATGAAAGGCTCTGATGATCTACGAGCGAATGCCTACTACTACATCATCCAGGATCGGGATTCTCGTACTGGTGCTCGTAGCCTGCCTTCCCCTCCTACTCGGTCTGGTGTGGTTGCTCGCCGTCAGCTAACCACACTGAACCTGGGAGATGCGAACCCGAATCCCCAGGTGGACAAACGTGATGTCTACCGCTGGGGCGGCTCCCGGTTCGAGTTCCTCTACCTGGGCAGCACCAGCAACACCGCTGGAGCTACCTTCGAGGATAACTTCTCCGACGAGATGCTCAACAACTCGCGTCCGTTGAACTTCAACACATTCCCGCCGTTCGCAACGGTGGCGCTCCCCTTCCAATGCCAGGTATCCGTGGTAGGTCCCAAGGTCTCCTGGATCAGCGGAGATAAGTTCAATCTCAACTGGTCTCCGGGCACCCTGATAGAGATCGCCTCGCGCACCTATATCCTCTATGGTCAGCCAACAGACGACCAGACGCTCTACCTAACCGAGAGCGCAGGCACCCAGTCCAACGTCCTCGCGGAGATCAACTCTCCAGTAGTAATAGGGAACCCCCTCCCCAGTATCTGGGGGCCATACGCACTCGAAGGCGGCCTGTTCATATTCGCAACCGGAGACCCCCTCAACCCTTTCTCCATCTACTGGACCAACGGGAACGACCCGGATACCACCAGTGATCGAAACTATGTGGAAGCTCCTACCAACGGAAGCGAGATGGTGGGTGGCTGCATCTATGATGGACGCCCCTTCGCGTTCTCCGCAGACGAGATGTTCATTATCACTCGGGATGGCTCTGGTATCCCCGGGGCCTCTCTATTCCGTGCAGAGCCCATCGCCAACTCCCGGGGGCTGGTCTCCCCGACAGCAGTAGACTCAGACGTTTACATATACTTCGTGAGCAAGGATGGCATCTACCGCTCCGAGGGAGGCCAGCCTGTCTCTATCACCAATGACTCGCTCTACTCCCTGTTCCCCCACGACGGCATCAACGGCACCAGCGTCAATGGCTTCGTTGCCCCTGACTACACGCGTACAGATGAGTTCCGGCTCACGACCTACGGCCCTCTGGTCTACTTTGACTACCCAGGCATAGACGCTGAGTTCCACACCATGATCTACGACTCCAACCTTCAAGGCTGGATGTTCGATGAGTACTCGAACATTGGTCTGGGAGCTCGTATCCACCTGGGGCAACGGGGCAAGGGGAACTTCAAGCTCCTCGTGGGCGGCACCAACGGACGCGTTTGCACAGTAGATGGCGTGAACGACCTAGCTCTACCCATCTTCGCAGAGCTTTGGCTCCCCTGCTTTGACGCAGGAGATGAGCGCGCACAGAAATCCTTTGGAGACACGATCTTTGACATCAACACGGGGAATCTCCCCGTCACCGTGCAACACTGGGCAGATAACTACACCACCCAGCTCCAACAAGACATTATCCAGAACTCCATCAGAGGTCTCCAGCTCATTGACTTTGCCTCTGGTGATGGCTTCGAGGCGCGTAACCTGGGGGTAAAGCTGTTTATCTCCACCAGCTCCGCCATCTTCATGGGCTGGTCCTGGCAACCCAGCTTCTACACACAGCCGGAGAACATCGTGCTGCGCGCCCCGGATTGGGACAAGGGCAGCAAGATCGGCGCTGAGTGGTTCCAGGGAGTCCTAATCTCCGCAGACACCGGAGGCCAGGACGTGACACTGGAGGTGGAGTTCACCAATGGCATCGCCAATGATTTCCGCAACTTTACCATCAACCACGATGGGTTCCGGGAGCAGTACTACCCGTTCACTGCGCCTCCGGTGATTGCTCACCATGCGCGCATTCGCCAGGTCTCCACCGGGACCGGGACTGGAGTATCCTTCAAGAATTATGTGGTCTATTGGGTCACGGAATCCTACCCGGAGAGCAGCACCGAGTGGAACGCCCAGCCCCAGGGTAGTGAAATCCCAGGCTGGAAACACCTCCGAGAAGCCTGGATCACGTATGTCTCCAATGACGACGCAACCCTGATTATCAACCTGGACGGAGCTGTTGACTACCCCTTTACTATCCCTTCCAGCAACGGTGTAAAGAAGCAATTCTATTTGCCGCTGATGTCCAGAAAGTGTAGAATCTGGACTCCCAGTATCACCTGCCCAACGCCGCTGGTACTGTTCGAGCGCGATACGGTGTTTCATATCGGTCCTTGGGGACGCCAAGGAGCTTACACTCCAGTTAGACCCTTCGGTGGTCCTAACTCGGATAACCTTTCACCCGCTTACGTATAGCACAGAGAACAACCACTATGACAAAATCAGCTCTGCTCACAATCGGCACTACCCCGGTGAACCTGCTCGCAGCCCTCCGTGGGATCACGCCTGGGATCGCCTCCCAGAACTTCGGCCTACTGCTCAATGACCAGTGCCGAGCTATCCAGATGAAGTGTGACAATGGCACGGTCTACCGAGGCGACAACCAGAGTGTCTCCAGCACCAACTACGGTCTGAAGATGCAGAACGGTGAGGGGGCCTTTGTCTCCGACGCACACGTGGACTCGCTCAACCTGAGCGACTATTGGCTGGTCGGTGCCGGTGCAGGCACCCTGGTGAGCGTTGAGATCACCACGATCTAATCCACCAAGGAGCATCACCCTATGGCCAGACCTACTCCGACAATGAACCAAGTCCAGGACGAGCGGCAGCTACTCAAGCTGCTGCGGGGCCTGATCGAAGACCTTACCAATCTGGACGCTCGTTCACAGCAGCTCGCTGCGGGAATAGCCTCTGCTCCATCCCAGGTAGACCCTGGTGTATGGCTGGAGAAGAACGGCCAGGCAGCACTTACCAAGCTCGGTGTGGATGGGGCAGCCCAGGCCCGCAACACCTACCTGGACCGTGACCCTACAGCAAACGATGACGCCAGCCAGGGCTATGGTTACTTCTCCCGCTGGATCAACACCTCCAGCGGGGTTCTCTTCACCTGTACCAATCCGGCTGAGGGTGGAGCAGTTTGGATATAAGATAGCTAGGAGATAGCTAGGAGATAAACATCATGCCAAGCGCAAGTGGAGCACTCGGGGGAGCAGCAGCAGGAGCCCAGATCGGCAGCTTTGCCGGTCCCTGGGGAACAGCTATCGGAGCAGGAATCGGAGGTCTAGTTGGCTTGTTCACAGGAGGGAAGTCCTCTCTGCAAAAGAACATGGAAGGCACCTGGGGCCCAGTCAAGGATAACCTGATCAACTGGAGCGGGGAGGACATGGATATGTCCAGACTGTTCCGGCAGCTCGGCATAGACCAATCCCAAGGTGTAGACAAATATCTCCGGGGGGTTCTCTCCAGTAACGACGCCACGGCATTCAATGCGCTCGTGGGCCCCCAGCGCGAAGGCATCTCCAAGTCCTACGAGCAGGTGCTCCAGAATGTCTCGCAGTTCGCACCCCGGGGCGGCGGTCGCGGCGCTGCCGGGATGGAGTTCGACTTTGCCAAGGCAGGCCAGCAACTCAACGCAACCGCCACTGCACGAGGTCAAGCCGTTGGTCAGCTCAACCAGGCCGCAGGACAGAACACCAATGCCGGGCTACAGTTCGGAAACTCTGCTACCTCCCGCTCCGCTACCGTGATGAACTCCATCACCGGGCAGCAGAGTAACACCCAGGCAGGCACTGGGCAGAGCGCGTATCAGCTTGGCCAGCTCCTGGGGCCTGTGCTTCAACAGATATTCAAGAAGGGTGGAGGCAGTGGCGGAGGCTATAACATGAGCATTGGCGACTTCAACATGGACTAGGGAGAGGCTAGTACGTTATGCCAGACACAACAGATTACTACAACCAACTCGGTATCCAACGTCCCAGCGGGGACCCAGCCCGAGGTGAAGCTCGCTACGAGAGTGGCTGGAGCGGCTTCGCTGCCGGTCTCAATGACTACGCCGTCCAGGCAAACGCAGCAACCCGGGGCCGGGTGCAGTCCACTCGGGACCAACTCCTCAAGATGGTCCAGAGTATCCCTGACACCGAGACCAATGCGCCGATGAAGCTGAAGTTGCTGATGGACCTCCAGCAAGCCGGAGACAAGCACTGGTCAGATAAAATCCTGGCTCCGCACAAAGCGGACAGCATGATCACCGAGATGTACCGGTTGTTCCAGGACAAACTCCCCCAGCAACAAGCCCAGCCAAGCATGGCACCCCCAGGAGAGGGCATGAGTTTCGGGATAGGAGCACCAGGAGCCCTGCCAGGTGGTGGAGCCGGGGCTTCTATCCCGCCCCCGGTTGACAACACAGGCAGGTTCCAGTTCCAGGACCCAGGGAAGTGGCGAGATGTGAATGAGGTGTTCCAGGACGAGGAAACTGGCGAGAAGTACCTGATGCAGATAGATGCTGCATCCGGGAAATCCAAGCGGCTGAACCTGGGGAAGGCCAAGACTGTCTCGGAGCTGAACGCGGAGAAGCGGGCACAACGAGCTGAGCAGGCAAAGCGCGCAGCGGTGAGCAAGGGCTACTACGACAAGGCAGTTGCCCTCTACGGAGCGGGGCCTGAGCAGTTTGATGCGCTGTCCCCAGAGGTACAAGCCCTCTACTATGGCGAAGCTGGGAAGATGGTTCTCGGTGAGAGCGAAGCCAAGATGGGCCAGACTACCTCACGGACTGAGCTGAACAAGTCCGCTACCGAGGTGAACAAGGTCCGCATTCCACAGATACAAGCGCAGACCCAGGCTACCCAGGTGGGCGTGGAGACCAAGACTGACCCTAGTATAGTCACGGCGGATGAGCTGCGCACGAACAACGCACTGCTTCAGACTGTCAATGATGACATCAAGCGTCTACAGAAGATTGTGGACAACCCTGATGACCATGACCGTAAGAGTGTCAAAGAAGCAAAAGAGCAGTTACCTGGTCTGATCCGGCAACGTGATGCTGTCCGCCAACGAATACTGAAACCACAACAACGCCTGAACCCTCAGGCCACTTCGCCCACGGGAGCCCGGGGAGGCCGCATCCCCAGTGGTAGCTCGGGGCCAGTAGGAACCAACCCGAATGATCCCCTTGGAATCCGTAATTGAAGATCAAGACCCAGTAAGCAAACCGGTAGCAACCCCTCAGGTTACGGCTTTGCCCCAGGAAGGTGAGTCCAACCAGGGCGATCCCCCTATCCCTAACCCGAAGAAGTCTCTGAAGGACTTTGCACAGCTCATCAAATCCCGCCATCCAATGGCCTATGACGATCTCTCTGATGACGATCTGGCCCGGCGTGTGATCAGAAAATACCCAGTCTACCAGGACATGGTGGACCTCTCGGAGATCACCTCCCCAATCCAACAAGCAGTCTCCCCAAGCCTCCAGCCAATGTCCGCTCTGCAAAAGCAGCTCCAGCTCGCAACCCAGCCTACCTCTGGCAAAGTTCAGGTAGGCCAGTCCGCCTTCCGCACGGATGCAGGCGAGGTTCCCCTCTCGATAGACCTATTCAAGGATATGGACCCGGCCAAGGCATCCGACATGGAGTTCGCTGATGTTGTCACCAGAGGCACCTGGGGACTCTCTATTGGAGAACTAGGCGAACTCTACACCCAAGCAGGACTACCTGTACCAGACCTGGATCATCTCAAGATCGTGGGTCAGTACGACAAGCAGAACGTAGCTTACGCACGTGCAAACAAGCAGCCCAGCGTATCTGTAAACCAAAAGAGCAGCACGGTGATGTTGCGTCAGGCACTAGCTGAAGGCGGAATCGCCAGCTTCAACGACATGGCCAAGCGGCTGGTAGCTGAACAGCAGCGGGTTGACGACAGCATCCACGACATAACGCCAGAAGAAGTTGCTCGGGTGGAAGCAACCCGCAAGTCTCTTTCCGCGAAGATTGGTACCTACGAGATGTTGGAGGGTGGGAACCAGTATCTGGCTAACCTGCTCTCAATGGTTCATTGGAAGGACCCGCAGCAGGTAAAGGACACTAACATCCTTCCAGGTATGGCAGATATAAAGCAGGCCCACGGGCAAGTCCTCTCTGATCCAAAGTTCCAGGAGTTCCTGAAGAACCAATCCAACATGGATGCCGTGATCCAGATAGCTCCGGGTGTGGTGTCCATGCTGGGACGTAGTATCCCTGCCATGTACACCGGGCAGTTTGCACTGGGAAATGCCTTGGGTACTGGAGCCTCCACAATGACCCAGTTAAGTCCTATTGGGGCAGCAGTCGGTTCGATGCTAGGAGTCCAGGCAGACGTGGCTATTCAGCATTTCGACAAGCCGCTCAGTGAACAGGCAGCACACCAACTTATCAACATAGCCATGCTGGGTAGTTTCACCGCAGCTAATGTGGCCAGAGCAGGGCTTGCGGCACGTGGGATATACTTGCCCAGAGTAATAGAGTACGGCTCAATGGGTGGACTGGGTGCATTTGGCACCTATGGCGGGCAAAAGATACTGGAGGAGCTTGGACTGGCCCCCGAGGCTACCTTCCAGCAAACACTTGCTAACACCCTGGTGGGTGGGCTGATCCCAATGGCGATGCACCGAGTGCTGAAGCCACAGCAGCCCAAGCCTGAGCCCGCGCCATTCCAGCCTGCGGGGTTGCTGGGTCCTGCACCAGAAGGCGGACCAATCCAACTCGGGGAGACATTTCCGATCTACGAGAATCGCTACCCAGACCAATATAAGGTAAACCTCTCCCGCCCGGGCGAGACCCCGATAGAGTTCCAGTACGCACCTGGGGAGCAAATCCCTCTCTTCGACGCGATCATCGGTGGACAGAAAGCCCGGGCCTACGTAGCGAAAGGGCTGGGTAGCCTTACCGACAGTGAGCTCTCCGAAGCCTACATCCTCGCCGGGGGCCTGGACCACAACCTGCCTACCGACCGAGGAGACCTGATCACCGCGATCCTGGACCTGCACTCCAGCAAGTTCCCGCTGATGGAGGCCACCACTGAGAACAAGCTGCCCGTGATCACCAAATGGGCAGGCATCGAGCGCACCGATCAGCTCATGGAGACTCCGTTCCAGTTCGGCAAGACATATCGGATACTTGAGGACGGGAAGGCTTGGTGGAAAGTAGAAGACCTGGACAACCCTGGGCATGTGTACCGTATCGGGAAGTATGAACCGGCTGGGTTGGCTGCGAATATTGAAACAGTTACCTCTCCTGGGACATATACTCTGGAGCGGACTCTGGTGATCCCGGATTTCACTGGGGAGAAACTCCAGACACAGCCGTTGTTGTTCCCAGAGCCTGCGGCAGCTCAGCCAGTTCAGGGAGGGGGGCCCCGAGTAGGAACAACTGATCGCGCTGGAGCTCAGGCACGTCTATCTACTCTGTTGGACTTCAAGAACTCCAAGGAGTTCCGCAACCTGCCGAGCCGCGCCAAACGTGAGATAACCGAGGAGATTGTGCAGCTCCGCAAGGACATCCTGGTCCCAAGCGGAGGCCGGAACCAACTATTTGTCCCCCGTGCGCAAGCGGAGCGACACCTCCAGAATCTCTCCGGGTTCGCCCGGCGTCCTGAGTTCTCCGAGCTACCCCCAGAGTACCAACAGCTAGTAAAGCAGGAGATCGCTGATCTGGATTTCCTGCTCAACAAGAATCCAATCTCTCCTGACCCGGAGCGGCAGGCTCGTATCTACCAGGGGATCACAGACACGTCAACAAGCTCACCTGCTAACCTGCGAGACCGGGCAGTGAATCAGGTCGGCGCTGAGGGACCAAAGCTGCTCCCACCTGGACAGTATGAGATGCCCGCGCCAGCAGCCCCACCCACAGAACCCAAGCTCCAGGTTCCATTCCGCCCGGATCGTGACTTCGAGCGCCCACCCGCAGGTGAGGACCTGGGCAGTGTACCCATTGGGGAAGCCAAGAGAGAAGTCCCGCAGCTCCGTGAGGATTGGGCGGACTACAATGCGCAGCTAGAACTCTACAAGCGCACAACCGAGTACGGCAAGCTGACTTGGCAGGAGAAGCAGCAGCTTGAGCCGGACACCCAGGTTGTGCCGCTGCCCAAGCGTCTCAGTGAGAACCAGGCAGGCAGGGGAAAGCGCAGCAAGGTGGACTCCCAGGCGAAAGAGCGCGGGTGGACTGTGAAGGTGCCGAAGGAAGGGAAGGGGAAGGCATTCTCTGAGATGCTGAGAGAGAAGGAACGGTTGTTGCAGGAGCAGCAGAATACTCCTGAGCCGCTCTCGCAGGAGGAACCACCGTATCAGCCATCCGCACTGGCACAGGAACTCGGTCTCCCAGAACCTAGCCAGGAAGCCCGAGCAGCGATCCCCACAGGAGATGGCAGCGTCCCGGTGAACCCGGGCACGAACCTCTTTGGAGTTAGGTCTCTGGTACGTGAGCTACTCTCACGCCGTGAGCAAAAGCAGCAAGCCCGGGAGCAGCTTGGGAATCTCCCCTCGTTGCAGATTCCTGATCCAGAGAACAACCCCCTCTGGCAGATGATCCGTCAGCTCCCGGTGGAGGAACTGCGCACTCAGCTACAGGAGGAGGGCATAGATGTTGGCCTGCTCAAGAGCAAAGCACTTCTCCAGAAGGCTCTCTACTCACGACTGGCACCGGAAGCAGAAGCCCGAGTAGTTGCTACCCCGGAGCAGACACGGAAGTTCGAGGCAGCGCGGTTGGAGAAGGCCAGAGGCTACGAGGAAGTCTATGTAGATGCGATTCGCAAACTGCGTGCTGAAGTAGGGGACCAGAGCTTGCGCGTGGAGCAGGTGAAAGCTGATCCGAGCAAGTACGAGACTCAGCTTATGGACGCGAACCTATCCCCCAGGGAGCAGGAGATATTTGGCTGGAGGGACCCAAGGAATCCAGAGCAGGTAGCCCAGATCGAGCAGCAGCTTCTACAGATGACTGAGGCGCGGGTAGATGAACCAAGCTGGATCACCGAAGCCCGGAACAACCTAAAAGGAACTACCCTCACTGCGCTCGGCGGGCAGACCCTATACGACATGGCACTTGTATATGCCTATGACCACATCTACAAGCCTGGGATGCGGTATGCGAAGTTCGCTGCTGAGGTAGTTGAGCAACTTGGTGAAGAGTATGGTCCCATGGTGGCGGGTCTCTGGGATCATTTCACTGCGCAGGCGGCTGAGCGAGTGGGTTCACTCGGGCAGGCTATGCGTGGAGTGCAGGCAAAGCTGGCGGTGCGGAACCAGTCCATCTCGGACCTGGCAGCTCGTTCCCCTGAGAGTCTTCGTGCAATCTATGACTCGCTGGGGCTGGCTACCCCGGATATTCTTCCGGTGAAGGGGGTCCTTGACAGGAATATCGAAAGCAAGCAACTGGCTATGGAGCTATCTCATTTGCTGAGTGGGATGAAGAAGCTGGGTGCTCAGACCCCTGGGCAGGCGCAGAAGATGCTAGGTGAGATGCGTCCTAAGGATGCCACCAGCAAGACGATGGGACTTACCGCTGAGGAAGCTCTGGCGATCAAGCAAGCAGAGGTAGTGAAGGAACCTGTGGTGAGCTTCCCGGACCTGGCCCGTGCAGCCGAGCCTGAGGTGAAGATAGATGACTTGGTAGGCGCAGTGGATCGGCTGCTGGTGAACAACCGGGCTGCTGAGAAGCTGGCTGGTGTGAAGAAACAATCCAGCGGGCCCAAGCAACCAGTGGTGCTGGATGACCGAACTCTAAACCCAGAAGACTGGCTCCGGGGCCTGGACATAACCCCAGAGGAACTCGCCTCTCGCGTGGAGTCACTCACCCGAGCGAATCGGATTGTCTCCACTGATACGTACCTGGCTGCGAAGAAAGAAATCAGGGAGTCTCTCCGTGAGATGAACCTGGGAGTCTCTCCCAAGCAGCTCCGTGCGATGTCCGTGGTAATGGCCTACGAAGTGGAGAACGGAATCTATAACTTCGGGAAGCACTTCTCTGAGAAAGCAATTGCTCTCTTTGGGGATGCAGCACGCACGAACATGATGGAACTGGTCAAGGACACCTTCCGCTACTTGCGGCTCTACCGAGAGAGCCCCGTGCTAAACCGCCTCACGCAACTCCCTGGTGGCTACCAGCTTGGCAAGGTCCTTGATGGTGCGCACAAGATCAGCTTCGGCGCGGTGGATGGGTTCCGCAAGTGGTTCTCCCTGGGCAGTCGCTCTCCACAGGCACGTGAGATCGGAGACCTCTGGGCGATGAAACAGAGCGAGGTAGCACGCACCGTGGATAACGTCAAGACGCAGCTTCTGGTGGTACGGAACTGGGCAGAGGGGTTTACCTATTATCATAAGCAGCCCCAGAACACGGGAGGTATCCTTAACGTAAATAATTATAGGATGAGCGAACTCAACTCCAAGAAGCTACGCATGGAGATGAACTTCGCCCTGGACGAAGGGACTGAGCCCCAGTTGCTGGCCCGTCTCGGCGTTCCCAAGGACATCCAGAACCTCATCGGAGAGATGCGAACCAAGCTCTCCGAGATGCGAGATGAGATACGGAAAATCTCCCCTACCGCCCTGGAGGAAGTAGAAGATCACTACTTCCCACGCCTCTGGGAGCGTCCTGGTGACATCTCCCACGGGACCGGCGAGACCTCCCGAGGTGGCGCTCCCTTCCTCGGTAGCCAGTCCTTCCTCAAGGGACGCACTGTGGAGAGCACGCGCTACGGTGTGGAGAAGCTGGGTTGGAAACTAAAGAACGAGAACTTCGTGGACAACTTCGTTGCCAAGTACGAGGAGATGTGGAAGTTCATCAAGATGAACGAGACGCTTCAGTACATGAAGAAGAACGGGATGGAGAAGGTAGTAGATAGGAGTCAGCTTGCTGAGATGGCTGAGTTTTATGCTCCGCTGAACGACAAGGTAAGCAACATAGTCAAGCGGGTAGAGAAGTCCAATGGGGATGTGGCCTACGAGGACAGTGGCAAGGTTCGAGTGTACCCAAGGATGGTAGCAGACCTGGTGAACTCTCACCTATCCCCTTCCCTACACCGTTACCCTGCGTTCCAAGCCTGGAATGCGTTCTCCACGTTCGCTACTCAGTTCCAACTCGTGGGGTTATTCCACATGGCCCTGGTGAGCGCGGACGCTGCGGTGCGACTCCCTGCGATCTCGGTGAAGTCAGTGGTGGATGCGGCTCAGCACGCGATCCACGGGGAGACCAAGCCAGCTCTGGGAGTGCTGAAGGAAGGAGCCAAGGCCCTGGCTACTGGGTTGTTCACTCCGGTGGGCATTGGTGCGGTGGTGTGGAAAGGTAACAAGATGCTGCGGGAGTGGGATCGCCCAGGTTCTCAGTCCCCGGAAATCCAGCAGCGTGTCCGCTTTGCCCAGATGGGAGGAGCCCAAGCCCGAATGGAGGGGCATTTCCAGGGGAAGGCCATCGAGGGAATACTCAAGAACATTCAGAACGTATGGGAGATAATGGCGGATGAGAATCCTGAGATAAACAAGATATGGAGTGTAGGTAAGGAAGTAGGCAAGGCTGGAGGGAAGGTTCCCTTTGCGGTGATCGAAGCAGTGATGCGCCCGATGCTTCAGGAGTTCGTGCCCCGGGCGAAGCTAGGCGTTCAGTACTACCTGCAAGGCTACGAGATCGCACGCCTGGGTAGCCGCGCCAACGCCAAGGACGTGCGCCGCGTCTCTGCCAAGGTTGAAGCAGTGGTCTCTGATACCCTCGGCCAGATGAACTACGGAAACCTGCACATGAACAAAGCGGTCAAGGAGATCATGATGTCCACGGTAAACGCGCTCGGGTTCCAGTTCGGTGCGCAACGCACAGCCTATATGCCTATCCACGACACCGTGAAGTTCCTCAAGGATGCAGTCACGCCTGGGGAACGTGCTGACTTCACCCACCGTATGGCCTACATCGCAGGTATGGCAATTGGGCTACCAATGATGCACACCATCGCGCAGGTGATTGCCACGAAGTACAACACCGGCACTGCACAGATTCCCTTCGTTGATGACAGTGGAGAGGAAGCTCTGAAGGACTTCATCGCGTTTAAGACTGGCCGTAAGGATCAGAACGGGGACCCTGAGAGATGGTACATACCGAACCTGGGCACCAAGGAACTCTATCCTGTGTTCGGGCGAGTGTTGGAGGGGAGACCCAAGGCAGCAGCCGAGCATCAACTTGAAATCTTCGGCCACAAGCTCACCTCAGGTGTCCGCATGATAAGTGAGTACTGGCACAACAAGGACTTCCACGGTCGCTATATCATAGACCCAAACTCCACCGACTCTACCGCTTCACAGCTCGGAGACTTCGCTCTCGACCAGCTCAAGCCTTTCTTCTTCAGGAACAAGGACATCTTGGAGCAGCGTGGCGTGACAGGACTGGGTAAGTACATTACCTTCCTGGGACCTACCCCTGCGCCTCAGTACATCAACGCCTCCACTGCTGAGGACGTAATGATGGATATTCTCAAGGATGCCTATCCCAAGACCGGCAAGGGTGACAAGGAGTTCGAGCGGGGACAACTCAAGCGGAAGTATATGAACCAGTGGAAGCAGGCGGTGCAGCTAGGAGACGAAACTGTGCTGGATGTGCTGGATGAGGAGATCAGCAAGGCTGTGGATGAGGGGGCTATCACCCGGGCAGACCGCAAGGCCATCAAGAAGGGCGTGGACACCACACGCACGCAGAATTTATTCGCACGGCTCACGCAGCAGGACCCACTTGGTGCTCTCCGAATCTACCAATCCTGGATGAGTCCTGAGGAGCAGCTCCTGGTGCTGCCGGAGCTGGGAAAACTCTACCGTCGCGTGAAGAACCTGGCCCTCTCACCAGATGCGAAGCAGAGACTTCGGGATCAGATCAATGATATACTGGAGGCGAAACAGAAGACTATCTCAGAACTGCTGGATGAGGAGGAAGCACCTTCCACACCCAAGGAGGAAGAGAAATGACAACTAAACAGATCATGGATGAGTATGCTAAGTGGCTTATGCGCAACAAGCCACGAGAACCTAAGTTAGTGCAGATCAGCCTGGTTGATTGGGAGAGCTTGGCGGAGGCTACCCGACCTAGGCAACCTGATTTAGCCGATGAGATGTTAGCGACTAAGGAGGGTAGATTTATCAACGCGATATTTATGCCTAGTGAACAACTCGTTCCGGGCATCGTACACATAACTTAACCCCTAACAACAACTACAGGAGAACCACAACCAATGGATAACACAGAACTTCTGAAAAGCGTGGTGCTTAGCATCACTCAACGAGCCCTGGCTGGTCTGTTTGCATTCCTGATTGCAGGCGGATGGATCAGTGAGGATCAATCCAAGGGCATCACTATGATCCTCGCCGGGATCATTGGCACCCTGGCGGTATACGTCTATACCTACATCCAGAACAAAGCAAAGCTGAAATTCCAGGACACTGCGATCCAGATCGCCAAGGAATCCAGCAGTCTCACCCCGACTGAGCTGATTAAGTCTCAGGCGAAGAAAGAAATTGCAAATACTCAATAACAACTAAAGGAGAAACCATTATGAGAAAAGTACGTAAGGTAGTAGGGCTGCTATTGGTGGGAACAATCCTACTGAGCAGCGCCGCCTGCGAGCAGAACTCCCGCTCTCTCGCCAAGATTGGCTACGAGGTCAACATTGGCATCAACCAGGGAGTCCGCACCAGTATCACGCTGAAGGACGCTGGGGTTATCTTCCGGGGTAACGACGCTGGCTACCGGGAATGGCTGAAGCTGCTCTCGAATATCCAGACAAACTCGGATGAACTCAACCGGCGGCTGGATCAGCTCGCTGTGCTGAACGGCAACAGTAAGACCGAGGTGCTGAACTTTATTGATAAGCTCGCACTGGACTTTGCTACCGCCCGGCGCATCGGCACGCTGGAGCTGCCTACTCAGGCAGTGAATGCGATTCTGATCGGCCAGGCAGCGGTGAACGGAGCCCGGTTGGTCGTTGCTCAGTTCGACACGGGCAAACCCAAGCTGATAAAAGACATCAAGTACAAACCGAAGGAAGTACCAAAGGAGGTTAAGTAATGGCATTGGACGCACAACAAACAATTCTGTTGTTGAACGAGGTGGCGGCGGCGTTCTCGAACGTGACCGCCAGGATCATCGCGGCGAGTGAGTTGACTGAGGAGGAGCTGAGAGCGGAGCGGGATAAGTTGTCAGCGGAGACCCACGCGCTGATTGCCGGACAACTGGCCAAGCTGCCGGCCCCGGTTCCGGCAACCAAGCAATTGAAGAAACCTCAAGGATAAGGGCAAGAACCCTGCCTACCCCAGGGAGAGGGCCTGTGCCTCTCCCTACTTTCCACCTCCACTCCACTTCCATAGCCCCCAGAACCTCTCCCAGAAACCTGGCACCTGTGCAGGTATCCCACTCCGCCGACTCACCCGCTGCACATCCCGATCCACAGCTCTATGCTGCACCAGTGACTTCCCAAACTTCCATAGTCTCATGACTTTCTTCCTCCACATCTAGTACACCGATAGACTTTCTTCCCCTTGAGCTTACCCACGTAGGCCCAATTATGTTTGCAGCTTACCATTACGTTTTCTCCTTCTGCATTCCAGTTGCCAACTGTTATGATTCAACCGGCAACGACGACACATTGCGGTGCCAACCTTGGCTACCTCCTTGCATATAACACACAGCCCCAACTCACGAAGCAGTGCATAGTACTTACGGTTCTCGCTACGACGCTCCAGACGACAGGGCTCACAGTAGACAAAGGGAGATGCCGGGCCTCTACAGGCAAAGCATCTCCCCTCCTCGCGCATCCGCTGGTAATAGCGTTGGCTACGAGTTAGCGTTCTCATTTAGCAGGGTCCTCCTTGAGCTTGGCGATCCTGCGTGCCAGATACCAGGCTGCTTTCTCCAGGTCCTGGAGTTCGTTGCCTTTGTGCGGGGAGCGGGCAATGTACTTGATCGTGTTCCCCAGATGGAAGTCCTTGTCTAATCCCCAGGCTTCGATCACCTTGATGACTTCGTAGGGAGTGTCGCCGCCGTAGTGGGGTGGGCGGTCAACCGGATTAACTGAGGTATAGTCCCTAGCCCCGGAGTAAATCATCCCCTCACAATGCTTGGCATGATCCTCCCGGCACTGTTTTATGTCCAGGGTGTCTCCCTCCAAGGAACAAAGGCTGCAATGATATTTTATCGTATGTATCATATCTTCATCTCCTTCAACCCCTCAGGGTTCTTCTCAGGGTGCCAGCTCCCCCAGTTCTTCCCAGCGGCGAGTTCCACCCCGCAGACCAGCCCCTCGGGGCATAGCCTTGGGTGACGTAACCAGCGGGCTGGTCGCTCCATAACTTCCTTGATCTCCTTCGCAGCCTCCGGCAGCAACTCCTCAGGCAGATCAAACACCAGCGAGTCATGGACCGTGTTTACCAGGTACTGGCCCCAACGTGTCCGCGAGATGTCCAGCATCGCCTCCCGCATCTTCCCGAAGGCGTCGTTCTGCACATAGAATGCAATCGCAGCCTCCGCGTCTTCACCGGGTTTCTCCCGGCCGTACTTCGCGTCCCACTCGTAGACGTTGTGGAACCACCTGATGCCTCCGTAGCGACTCACCAAGTAGCCGTCCCTGTGTGCCTGTGCCCGTATCTTCATCTGCCACCGGAATACCTCGGGGAACAGCTTCTCCAGCAGCTCACGCAGGGACTTTGCTGCCTGCTTGCCCAGCTTCTCCTGGGCAAGCATGATCTGCATCTCGTGTGGGAAGTAGCTTGCAGGCTTCATTCCTCTGGTGATTGGGGAGTAGAACTGCGCTTTCTGATTGGCTCTAAGCCAAGCCTCAGCCTCAGACTCAGACGGATTAAAGGAATCCTCATTGTGACTGTGCAACTTATCAACACCGAGGCCAAGTCCCACTCCAAGGATACCAGCTTTCGCCTGCTGACGGAGAGTACTCCCATATTTCTTTTTGATCCAGCCCAGCTTAGACAGGAATGTTTCTCTAGGGAGAGCCAACCACCCATCCAGGTCCGCGATGTGTGCTTTGGTCTCAAGTTCAAGTTCATCCTTCGTGTCCTCCTTTATCCGGGTCTTGAGCATATGCGCACAGACGAACGAGTGCGCATCGCTCCGCGCAAGCTGCATATAGGTCTCGCTCTCGGCGTTATACCCTAGGGTGAGCACGTGGAAGCTCATCATGTCCGCTTCCAGGAGTACGTTGCCTTGGTGAGGTACGATCAGCTTGCGGATTTCCTTGCCCAGTCGTGTGTGCTTGGCGATGTTCTGGATATTGGGTTTGGTAGAGGTGAGCTGCCAAGTTCCACTGTTGAACGTGAACTCAGTGTGGACTCTACCCTGCTCATCTGGGGTCCAGCCTTTCCCATCTATGTATGTGCCGACTGCCTTGCCCAGCTCCCGGTACTCCAGTGTCTTCTCCACAATCGGGATGACTACACCTACCTTGGTCTTCTTCAGCATCTTCCGTAGCTCACCCTTGCCGGTCGTGGTGTTGCCGTCCACGTCCACGGGGACTTCTACCTTGTAGTGAGCGAGAAGTTTCTTGAGCTGGAGGTGGGAGTTCGCGGAGTAGTCTAGTTGCTTGAAGAGTTTGTCTCCGTCCCATTGGTAGCCTAGCATCTGGGTCAGATGCACGCGGTAGTCAGGCTCCAGGTCCTTTGGTTTTATCACTACAGTCAGTGCTTTCTTTGTAACCTTCTGTCCAGCAGCCTCAAGTTCCGCTCTGATCTTATCAGCCTTGACTACCTTTAGGGCAGCTACAAAGTCCTTACAATCTGCTGGCCATGTAGTCCACTCCTGTCGGTTCTTTAGCTCTGTTGGGATCAGCGGTTGCAACTCAGCATTCACCCGCTCCTGCTCCTCCCCGATCCACTTCTTCAACCGTTGCTGTCCCTCCACGTCCACGCCGATCCCGCGTTGCTGCATCCCCTCCAGCTCTGGCTGGAGCGCCAGGAACGCTTCTCGATAGCCATCCCACACGCTGCGCCCAGTCTCCACGTTGATCTTCTTCTCCATCACCTTGGGGAGCTTCTGCATGATGCGCTGCACAGCGTCCACGTCTCCGATCCCGTAGATGCCGAAGTCCTGGGTGACGAAGTGCTTCCAGGGGAAGGGCATCCCGAAGAAACTAACCACGTACTGAAGTCCTCGGGGCAGATCAGGTTGGTAGTTCTGCCAGAGTGTCATCGTGTCGTGGCACTCGGTTCCGGCAGGCCAGGGTTCGATCCCATTGAGTCGGAGAATCTTGTTGTCAAACCGATGTGCGTTGTGGTTCCCCCGGGGGTTAGGCAGTGCGAACACTTCCCGCGTGAACTCCGCCGTGTTCTGATCCCAGGGCAGCGCGATCCCTTCACCGACTCCCTGGGAGAACTGAATCTGCGTGATCTCCTTCCCCTTTACCTCGCGTTCTGCTTCGTCCTGGTTCGCTGCGTAGGCTGTCTCAATGTCATAGGAGAAGAACCCCTCAGGGCGTAACTTCAACACAGCAAGCCACATCTGTAGTTGTGCAGGACTGGGATTGATTGCGTAATTGAAGCCCGCTTCGGGAGTTATATCTGAGGGTGTCTGTGCGATCACATAATCTGTGAACTTCCCACTCGCCACCGCCACAGCCTTGGCCAGGTCATGCCGGAGAACCCAGAACAACTTCAGCCCTCCTCGGCGGACAAAGCTGGGGTGGTAGGTTGGGATAACCGGCAGATTATATCTATCACTCCATAACACGTACCCTCTGAGGTAGCTAACTGTGCGTGCTTCGCCAGTAAGTCCTGTAAGTGCTTCGAGAGCTGTATTACCAAGTGCAAGTATTGCTCTTGGCTTAGCACTGGCAATGACTTTATCAAAGTGTGTTCGGCAATGCTCAATCGCTCCTCGCTCATAGACTGTTCCCTCCAATACGTTACCGGGTGGACGACATGCAACCGTGTTCCAGAGTGTAAACTGCTGCCGGTCATACCCAAGTTGTTTAATCGCCTTCTCCACAACACTGCCGCTTGGCGCATACGGCCTCAGCGGCAGGCCATCCTTCGCCTCAGCTTCCCCGAGTGCCTCACCCACGATCATCAACCCAAGGGAGCCCTTGCCCTCAGGCTTGGAGAAGCCACTGCCCACGCCGAATAATGGGCAGCCCGAGCATTCCTCTATCGGCTGGGGGTACTTCGCCATCACCTTGGGTCCCTTGAACTGGGGCCGCTGGGAGACTTGCGCCGGGGCATCTAGGAAATCCATTTCGTTCTTGGGTGTAGTTGGCATATTCGTTCATCTCCCTTCTACTGTTGGATATTATGAAAGTAAACCACAGGCCAGCCCTTTCCTGATCCTATGTCAGAACCAGACGGGATGGAAGGGTCCGTGGTCTGTTCAGCCAGCATCTCCAAGCCTTCAGCAATTCTCAGCAACTCCAACCTGGTGAACCGCTGCCAGGGGCCGACAAGCTGCCATTGTTGAAGTTCAGGTTGGGCAATGATGTTGAGTACACGAAGTGCTGGCATAGTCACAAGCTCCTTTCGTATATGTCACGCATTCTGAAGTATTGTTTTTTCGTCACCGCGATGTCCTCGATGTTGGCGCTGTCAAAGATAAGTAGCATGTCCACAAAAAACCTCTCGTCGCTCCTCCCACGTATCCACTTGGGTTGCTCATCCGGGTGCTGCATAGTGTCCAGCCACTCTTCCCAGTCGCCGGTCAGCGCAGTGAGCATCCGCCGGAATGCCTTCACTCGGGCACCCATTGTGAGGTGCCCGGTTTCCTGCTGAATGATTGCATCTTGGAGTTGTTGGTCTTCCATTGCTACCTCCATTGGTTACATCCAGTCCTCCAGCACTGGATCACTCTTGATTTTCCCGCGCAGCTTCTCAGGTCCGCCCACGATGGTGAGTCCCTGAGCAGTCCGGCACCTGCTCAAGGCGACGTAAGCCATCTGTGGATGCCCGAAGAAGTACGCACTCGGGTTGATCTGCACTCGGTCAAGAGAGAGGCCCTGACTTTTGTGAACTGTAGTTGCATAAGCAAGTCGCAACGGGATATAGGTGAGCTCACCCATGATCCACACCCGGCGCTGCATCCCGGGGACTCGATCCTTGCGGATACGGTCCTTGTTCGGGCCCGGTGGGATGTAGTCCATCTCGGGTTCGTTGAGCTGGTAGCTGGGGCGAACGGTCTTGCCCAGGATCACGTTCTCGCCTGTGCGGATGAGCTTGACTTCCACCGCGATCACCTCGCTAGTAGCAGCAGGCAGAGTAAATTCCTCCGCTGCCTCCCCTGACAAGGATTCCTTCTGCTCAAACGAGGACGCCCTAACTACGCCAACCACATGCCCCAGGTCACCATTCACATACCGCCGCTGTCTCCCAGGCCCAGCCTGATCATTCTGGAGAACCATCACCAGTGCCCCCACCTTTAGCACCAGCTCCTCTGGGATGTTCTTCCACTCCGCTGGTGGCCACTGCTTAGCGCTCCAACGCTCGCTCTTGATGCGAAACTTCTCCCCAGTTACCTTCATCAAGCAGGCATTGTTGTAGCGGTCCACTTCCTCATTGGTTGCCACGATGGTAGTCCCGTCGAAGTCCGTGGACTGGAGGAACTTGAAGTTCACACCGGCTTCTTGCAGCAAAGCAACTGCCTGGTCTGCCTTCCCAGCTCTGGCTGCATTCAGTGCCTGGATAAACGTGAGATCACTTTGTCTCCGCACCTCCAGCAGCCGCAGGGTTGCCTCCTGGAACCGTGGCCACGCCTCAGCCTTGAACAACCACGGGATCGGCTCGCTCACCGGCTTGCCCTGCTTGCTGAGAACTTCCTTCCCACCCACGATCAGCTTGTCCGGCACGGGCGGGAGCTGGCAGATGTCCCCGGTGAGCATCAGTCCCATCAGTTGGTACTGCTCATTATCCGAGTAGGTCTGGTTGTAGTCATCCAGCGCCTGCACAATCAAGTCCAGCACCTTGTAGTGCATCATGCTCGCCTCGTCCACGATCAGCCACTGGAAGCCTTGTTCACCCAGTCCGCGCAGCCGACGCAGCATACCGCCGCTGGTGTAGCTGTCCTCAGCACCAACAGTGGTACCGAAGCCCAGCAGGGAATGGATCGTGGGGACACCAGCACCCAGGTTCGTCGCGGCGATCCCAGTGGTGGCTGCCAGCACGCCGAAGCTGGGGTCATGCTCGATATGCTGGCGAATCTTGTAGGTTTTCCCGGTGCCTGCTTCCCCGGTGAGGTAGAAACACGGGCTCACGCCGTCGAAGTCGTCCAGGGACTTGCCTTTGAGCGAGGGGAGGTCCGGGACGAACACCTGTGCCACGCTCTCTTCGATTACCTGTTCTTGTTCCTCTGTCCAGGAAGGGAGTTCTGTATTGATATAGTCAGCCATTACTGTTGTTCCTCCTTCTCTTTCTCTTTCAGTTCCACAATCGTCCGCACGATTCGATCCTTGAGCAGGCCGGTCGCGTTGATCCCTTGCTGTTTCTCACGGTCATACTTCCACCCAGTCAATGGGGTGCTGCTCCGATCTGGCGTGACGTGCTCCACACGCTCCTCAGTCTCAGCCTCGAAGTCCGCGATGAGCTTGGTGATCTCCATCTCCAGGTGGAGAACCTTCAAAGCCAACCGCTGATTCCGCAGCTCAGTCTTTCGGCTCTCCACGCGCTCCAGCACCTCGTCTATTATGCTGCGCACCTTGGATTTTTCCTCCTCAGGATCGGGTCCCACCACCCCAGCCTCAACCTGTGCATTCTGTTCCGCCACGAACTCTTTCAGATCATTGCTATCGCTATCCTTCATAACTATCACCTTTCCTTTTCTTGGTTGTTGTTGTTGTTTCTAAAAATCCCGGGAGGGCCAGGATTTTTTTTCTCCTAGCTCCTCCTGGGTGAGTCACCCACGGTAATTAACTGGACGTTTGGAATAAACCCGTGGGTGCGAGGTAGCAGGGTGCTGTGTGCCCTGCGCCATTCTTGAGTAGCCTAGTCAGGAATCTTCCTGCTACGCCACTTTTCCATCTCCTCTGCGGTTCCTCGAGCCTCCCAATACTTCGACTCTATATGGACGTTGAAGCTGCCATTAGCTTCGTGGTTGTTGCGGAATCGTTCAGCCCAGTCCCGGACTAGCCCTGGGGCTAGTTCATCCTGCGCCCGGAGGACGAAGATCGGTTCTTCGTCCCCGGCATTCTGCAAGCAAACAGCAGTATGCTTTGTTGCCATAGCCTACCTCCTATTCGCTCGCCTTGAAGGGCAGGAAATCCCGCAGCTCGGCCCGGGCGAACAGCAGCACCTTCTCATCCTCCTCGGTGCCCTCCTCATCCTGGTCCACCTGCGCGATGTTCTTGTTAAGGTTCCACCAGAACGCCGTCCGCAACTCGCCTTCCTCATCCCGAGGCCAGGCTTTGCTGCGAGTGCCGTCCTTGAACTTCGCTGCCATCCCATCGCTGAGATCGCGGAGGTCCTTGAACTGTTTCTTGGTGTCCTCCTCGTTCTCGTCTTTCCACTGGAGGGACCACTTTACGATCCCGACGCCCTCGGGGACGCCAGTGAGCAGCTCCTCTGCCATCTGGATGTTCACCCGAACGTGCTGATCAATCGGCACCTTCTCATACAGCACCGAGTTCAGCCAGTCCGTGAGACCTGAGCGCCCGTACATCATAAGGCTGCTCACATAGGCGTAGAGCTGTCGCCCGGCCAGGCCCAGTGCGTCAAACTCCTCCAGGGAGAGCTTGTTCCCATCCGCAGGGCGGAGCATCATCGCCTTCAGGGATGTCCCGATGAAGCTGGATGGAGTTCCTTTCTTCGGCTTGGTGACACCAGGCTTCCAGCGGTTCGGGAGCTTGGTGCGCGGGTTCTCTGCTGCGTCCTGGTCGCTCACCTTGCTGTGCTCATACCGGAACCAGTACGGCCCCTCCGGTGGGGTCACGCTGCGCTGCCCAGGTTCCTTGTTCGGGTCATAGCCAGCGTCTTTGTTGGTCTGCTCCAGGAAATTGCTATCGAATCCATCCGCTGAGGCATCGAGGTTGACGCCATCCGCGACTTCAGTGAAATCTGACATGGTTGTTGTCTCCTATTTGGTTACGTTGTTGTTATCTAAGTAGATGTGAAGTGAACGATTGCAAATTGTTAAGGCTTCTTGGGAGTGGCTGCGTTGGCACCGGTTGCGTACTTGCCAAGAAGCGAGGTTGCCGGGTTGGTTGCTGTGCCCGTCCTCAGCGGAGCGGGCTGGACAGGGGATTCTTCCTGCTTAGGCGGTTCCTGCTTCGCCACCACCAGCCCGGCAGCGTAGTCGAACAAATCCAGCAGCTCTTTCCCCGTGGAGAAATCCAGGTAGCCCTTCCCATACACTGGGTGGGACTTCATCTTCGGCTGCACTGCGAGTGGCAACCGCAAGTTCGCAGGCCAGGTCTTCCGCAACACCGAGTCAATGTGCGGCTGGAAGTAGATTCGGTACATCCGGTCCTTGCCGTCCGCCGTGGGTGCGATCTCCAGGTGCAGGATGCGATTCATCCTGCTCGGAATAACCCCGGTGAGTGCTTTGCCCACGATCATCGGCCCCAGGATAATCGTGTTATCCACCTGGTCCTGAGCCTTCGACTCCAGGGCTGTGTGGATCACGCGATCCACTGGCAGAGACGCGAACGCCGTGATCAGTTGCAGGATATAGTTGTGTGTAGCTCCGTAGTGACTCTGGCTGGCGTTCCCAAACCGTAGCCCTTGTTCCTCCCGCATCCCCACGATGTCCTGGCTGATCTTCGTGCCGCTCTGGATGAAGTAGTTAATGATCATACCGGCAGCAGAGCTGAGTGAGTCAAGGGCAATAATCCCAATGTTCTCCAGTTGCTGCCGTTTCTGATCAATCTTCCCATCCGCACCCAGGAAGTGTCCCTTGGCCAGCCACATCAGGTTCGACTGGGGCTGGTCATCTCCCATCATGTCCACTACCTGGATAATCCCCTCGTCAATCTCGGGTTGGATCGCGCTGGGGCCACCCTCGTCGCAGAGGATCAGCCGGGTGATCTTCCCGGTGCGAGCGTGGTGCTCACGGGCGATTGTGCCGATCAGCGAGGTCTTGCCGCTCTGCGTCTCGCCGTAGATGAGGATGCTCTTGGCGTTGTCGGTTGGCGCGGAGCCAGTTGTTGATTGTGATTGGGGTTTAACAAGTCTCATGTTGTTGTTCTCCTTTATATAGCATATAAGCACACCTGTTCCCATGCCGGTTCAGCCAGGACTTCAGTTGGTTTTATTTCATTCCTGCCTCCGGTAGTCTCTAAGACAGCTACTATTTCCCAGTCCTTCTTCCCCTCCTGGCACAACTTCACCAGCTCCTGTGCTAGTTCCTCAACCGTCATTAGTTAGTTCCTCCTTTATCCCAAACTTAACCAAGTCCTCTGGAGTCACTTCTCTTACATACTCCTCTTCTACATGGTCACACCAGCAGGTAGTAGCAGCCGTCGTCAACACCTCCGGTAACTCAGTTACACGGTTGCTGGCACAACTGGAACTTTCCCCCAGATAGAAATCAATATCTTCCTGGTTCCAGTCAGCAGGGACTGGGAGGGGGTACACTACTACCAGCTTTGCCATAACCCAGCGTTTCTTGATGTCCTTACTCATTCACCTCCTCCCCCAGCCAGCATCGGCCCATCCTCCAGCCCTCTGCCCACCACCACGGCGTTACTGTCATTCGGCGTGGTCATCCTCCCACCCTCCACCTGGAGATACCCGATGTCTTTGACGTATTCTCGTAACCAGGGCTGCTCCTCCAGAGCCGCAGTGAAGCTACCTGGCACTGTCAGCTTCTTGTTCACGTTCGGGTCCGGGGGCTCCTCGCCTGGGATGATGATCCTGGAGGGGGAAGGAGGCTCGAACTGTGGGACAGTCACCGGAGGTGGAGCAACCAAATCCGGCTGGAAGATTACTGCTGGAGTGGATTGGAATGCGTGCCCCGGATGGATGATGGCATCCGTGTTGAACCACCCTCCATCCTCTGGCATCTCCTCCTCCAGCTCGGCGTATGGTATCGGGCTCTCGCGGTCCGTCATCCAGCGCACCGCAGCAAGGACTCCCTTGGCGAACAGTGCTTCCCCGGTGGGCTGGGCAGGAGCTCCGGTCTCCTTATCAAAAGTGGTTTGCTTCGCTTGCATCTTGGCGAACAGGCGCAGTGTTGCTATTGCTACTTGGGTTCTTGGCATCTAGCCTCCTTGACCTTATCATCCAGCCTGTGTACTTGATCGTCTCTATGCTTTAGACAACGAGCACACGTAAGGGATGTCCATTCCTGCGCAACATAGTCATGGCAAAGCACTGACCATAGTTGAGCTGCTTTTTCTTCTTTAGTTCTTGGCATCTTGTATGTAACTCCCGGGTTGATATGCTGTGAATAGGTCCACTTGCTCAGCACATACTGGAGCAGGTTCCTCTGGTCTGGTCAGCTCTACTGTTTGTTCTTTAACTGCCTTCACTAGCTTCCACAACAGTAGTGGAATCACGAATGCCTGAACTACCTGGACTACCATAGCCAGGATAAATCCAATAGGAATGAGATAGTCCAGCCGGGCCATTATGTTCATAGTGAGACCTGAATGAGAAAAGCGAAAAACTTGAATCGGGTCAAAGTTTTTTTTGTTGTTTCAGTGAAAACCAGATTAGGACCTTGTAGCGTATTAAGTCTGACCCTATCTCGGGTCCATCTACCATATGCATTCCAGCGCGGCATGCCGACTGCTACGAGTTCTGAACCAGAGCAAGTTGCGATCCTGCTGAGCAGAACTAACCAATGGCCCTAACTTTCCGGGGGCAGGTAGGTATTCGACCCTACATCTTCGACATACAGAGCTATAGTGTATCCCGATGTTTTCCCTATAAACTACCACCCCCATAACTTGTGCTAGACCCGCGCAGCCACCAGCTCAAGCAACTCCGAGCCCAACCGGGTCCGCACGAAACTTCCATCTCGCTTGGTCTTGAACAGTTCCAGCTTGACCAGGCTGCTCATGACCTGCTTGGCTTGTTTGCCCAGCACGTCAACAGTCTCTTCTTCGTTAGTGAAGAACTCCTGGCTGAGCGCCAACACTTGCTTCTCGGACAAGCTGTAGAGTTTCTTCTCCCGGTAGTTGTTGCTGCCAATTTTTCCCTTGGCGGGTAATGTAACTTGCATTTGCGTTTGTCTCCTTTGGTTTGTTGTTTCTGTTGTCTGTCTGTCTGTCTGTCTGACGTTTACCCAGTGTTTGGGTTGTCCTGCTACCTACTAGGGTAGGGACAGTGGAGAGAGTACTACCCCTGGGGGATGATGTCAATACTCTCCGGGAGGGTCCATCTCCTCAATAGACTTCTCTGCTGCCTCGATCAGAGCTTCCTCCTCTGCTTCAGTGAATACACAAGGGCAGTCCCGCTTCCAATCCGCTACGATTGGGCGATCTTCCTTGCCATCCAGGGTAAACTCGATCTCATCCTCACACTCGGGACAGGTTATCCAAGGCATAGCCGCCTCCCTAGTAGACTCCACCCTCTGCTATGGACTACCCGGATAGGCTCACGCAGAGCGGAGTAGGAAGAGAACTTTGCGCCACAAATTTGACAAGTGATCATACAGGAGGCTCCTCCTCGCTCGGATGATTCGCTTTCCTCACCTTGAATCCTTCCACCTGCACCAACCCACCGACCACCAGCGCCTCACCCACACTGCTCATACCGAATCCCAGCTCCCCGCTCACCGGGTGGCATAGCACCTTGTACTCACAAGGTCCCGGGTAGTTGCAGCTCTGCCGGTACATCGGGAACTCACTGGCCATGACCATTGGGAAATTTACCTCAATCCCTGTCTGCTCTGCACGTTGCATGTCCAGCCGCAACGTGGCGAGGTTAGCTTCCTGCATCGCGGCTTCGGTTGCCCAGGTGTCCATCTCGGCGTTCGTACGCAATAGCAACTGCGGGAACACCAGCAACTTCTCCAGCTCCCCCGGGTGCTGCTCCACGATCTCATCTATCCACTGCTGTTGAGAGTACTCTTCGATCTCCCAGAGATGACGCTGGTTCCAGCCCTTCCCGAGTCGCCCCATTGTGCCGTCTTCCTTCACGTAGTCATAACTCGGGCGCAGCAGATACTCACCGCTGGGCTGCTCCTGCGCATATGGCCACACCACAGGGTTCACGTGCTTCCATATCCCATCCTTCTTATCTTCTTTCTCGTAGCCCTTGCAGAGCATCAGCATCTGCACGCCAACCTGGACCTCATCGAAGTCACCGTAGCCGAAGTCAGCCAGCAACCCAGCACGCACCATCTCACGGATCAGGTAGCACTCACTAATTCCCTGGTCATCTTCTTTCCAGTTCGCATCGGCACGGTAGTCGAGTTTCTTGGGTGTCTTGATGCTCAGCGCGGCCAGGTTCCCAGTCGCTTTCTCCCGGAGGATCGCATCAGCCCGCCCATTAAGCTGCACCGTGATCTCAGCGTTGTCCACCAGCAGTGCTGCCATCTCCTTCTCCACCAGCAGGATTTCGTACCTATCCAGCAGCAGCGGCAGACCTACCTTGTAGTAGCTACGCACGAGAGCCTCCACCAGAGCACGTCCCTCTCGTATCTTGAAGGCTCGCTTGAGACCTGTTGGCTCAGCGCCCGGCTCCGCATCGAGGAAGGCAAACTCGTCCTGGGCAATGTCCTGCGCAGCGGTGAGGAGGGCTGCTTCTTCTCGGACCACGACGCCGTTGTAATAGCCCAAGGCGTAAGTAACTGCCTTGTCTACTACACTAGGCTCAAGCCGCATGGTCACGTTTAGTTCCATAGTGGAACTGTGCAGCTTATGCAACATCTCCAACCCCTCATGCACAGCACTCCCAATCGTCATCGGAATGTTCACCGCGAGCGGAGCAATCCCACGCACTCCCTGCTCGGTCTCCGCGATCTCTACTTCGGTCCCCCAGAAGCGCTTCCTCGGGCACCTGCGGTAGTCTATGATGCGGCTGCGGTCTGTGTGGAAGACTAACTTATTTCTTTCCATCAATCCCTCCTATCTCACGCCAATCTACTGGGAGCAGCTTCCCGCTGGCACTGGCAATCTCATTCTGCATATAACAGCAGTCCAAACAGACTCGTTGTTGTTGGATGCCCCCACTAGGGATAGTGTACTGGCTCCACTTGCTCCAGCGATGGATGTGTTCTTTGTTAGTAAGATTTTTTAGGTAATCATAAATGCCGATAATTACCCACATCAGAATGCAAATGACTGCAACGCTGCCCAGTTCCTCTAGTAACCAGCGCATTTCTGTGCCCTCCCGGATTGTTTTTTACTTTCTTCCATCAGTTGTCTCCTAATTAGTTAGTGGCATTATGGTCTCCTCATCACCTCGGGTATCCGTATCGTGATATAGTTCGTCCATCTGCCGTTTGGGTTCTTTATCCTGCACATAGCCAGGTCCGCAGAGATTTCCCCCTGGACTCGAACATTCACCTGCACGTTCCCACCTGCGTCCACTGGGCATTCCTCTAGCTCGTAACCACTGCTCTTCAGGTAGGTTTTCCAGTAGTCCCACTGGCGCTTGGTGACTTCGATATGTTTGCTCAGGTTCATCTCCCGCTCCCCCCTCCAACTCTGCTGGCTGCAAACCAGATAACCACAATCGCAGTCAGCCCCAGGAATATCACCGTCCCGACGCCAATGCTTTCAAGAATTAGTTTCATTTCGTTGTCTCCTTATAGTTTTTACCAGTTGGGCGTTCCCATAAGTCCCTATGCTTGCTGGAATCCCTCAGCCGTCGTAGCAGGACTGCTGCCCGCCACCAGCCTTTACCCGTGTGGTGTGCCTTGGCAAACCTTCTACAGAGTCGGTTCATCAACCGTCTCCGAGTACCCTCGGGCATAGGACTAGGCGTACTGGAGCGTATCCATTCATCATTCTTAGGAAGAATCTTAGCCATTTCATGTCTCCTACCACAACCGCTTCCCACTAATCCATCTCCACTGCCCCTTCAGCACCTCCCACAATGTGGGGTCCGGGCAGGGTGGATTGGCTCCGAGGCACTCTACTGTTGGCAATGGAAGCAGCCACTGCAACAGGGTAAATACCAGCCAGCAGATAAAGATGGCTAGAGCAATTGTAATGATGAGCTGGCCGTAGGTTATCTTCGTGGAGCCGCTCCCAATCGGTATGAATACTGGAAACATCGGATGTTCACCTCCCTTTACTTATATCTATTAAACGGGGATGTCCGTGTCTCTTCCCTATCGCACAACCCCGAACTCCTTGCTCTCGATCCTGTCCTGCGCTTCCAACACTTTCTCCTCATACCCCACCTGGAGCCCAGCTACCCACCCAGGACACCCCGCCTCAGCCAATGCCACGAACTTATCCTTCAGGAACACCTCACCGGCTCCATTCACGCCGACCACACCCAGTGCCTTCAAGTCTGCGAGGTGCCACTCCACAGCTTCCTTCCCCTGGAACGGAGTCATCTCCTGGAGCAGTTCTACTCTTGTGACTGCGGAGCCACTTCCCCAAGGGAGACTTTCAAGTAGCCACCTTCTAGTCTCAGGGATAGTATCAATTGCGAGACGTTCGGCGAGTGCCCAATCGGACTGTAGAACTTCGTCTCTACGCATGAGGCTGGCCCATCCTCTAGCCACCTTGATGAGCTGCTTAAAAACCCTTCCAGGAGATTCTTCTCCTGCCACGTGGGAAATATTCTTACCATCGCTTCGTACAGGAAGTGTGCGCAGCTTTCCGACAAGTCTGGCAAGCCTGAAACTTCGATCTTGAATGTTAGTAGTTCCCGGATTGGTAAGTCCATGCAGGACTGCTCGGGGCTTTCCTTGTTCATCAATGACATTTTCTTCTCCTCCCTGGAGTATCAGCTCCCGGACTATCTCCCGAAGCTCCTCCTGACGGTCTTTCTTCCCGTTGAGCTTCATCAGCCCCCCCAAGCGGCGCTCCTCTGTCTCCCCGACTGCCTCAGCCCCATGCCAGCGCAGCGTCAGGAACCGCTCCCCTTCCCTATTATGCGAGTGCCACTTGCTCTCCACACTGGGTGTGAACGCAGTGATCATCGCCACGTTCCCACTCCACTCGTTCACGTGCTCCATACTCCCGGCCCGCTTGGTCATCTTCCCGTCGTAGATTTCTCGGAGCTGCCCTGCGATCTTCCCCACGGTGAGGTGGTCATTGCTGAGAAAGTTCGTGAAGTCCGGTGCATAGATCAGTCCTCGGTCGCCTATCTGGTGCAGGAAGGAGTTTAGCTTCCCTTTCTGTTTACCACGAGTGAGCCCCGAGAGGAATGTATTCGGGGTTATCTCCCCGAGCTGGTGATGATCGGTGAACAATCCATCTATCATCGCTATCCCCAGGGATGTCTTTCCACTAGACGAGGGGCCTATCAAATGTAGCCAGAGATGATCCTCCGTGCTGATCTGGTAGCTCGCCTCGAACGCCAGCAGTATCTGCACCGCTTGGAGGTCCGGTTTGAAGTGCCAGCTCCCGATCTGCTCGACTAGACATTGCCAGAGTGCCTCTGGACTTGGAGCCTCCACATCAGTGGCTGGGATGCCCAGGCCCTCGACAATGACCCTAACCGGATATTCAGGTTGAAGGTTTTCACGCTGAGGATTATCTCGCCTCTCCGATAAGCTGCCTTGCTGATCCTGCGCTTCCGTTTCCGATTCTTGGTACTTGTTCTCGTCATAGCGTGGTAGTGATGCCTCCTCAGCATCAGGGAGATGTGACATGAGGACTCCTGGTAGTAAGGGAAATTCTGTCAAAGGGGCCGGCAGCCGCTACCGCTCAGTAGCTTAGACTAGACCAAACAGGGAAAAGGAAGGTAACATTAAAAGACCTGCCTGGCTTGTGTACAAAGCGAAAGCGGCTGCCAGAACTTGAGGATTCTACCGTACTTTACTCATCTGAGTCCATTTCGGCGCTGCGCAGCTTCTCCAGTTTCCCGGGCAGGTAAGGAAGGTCTTGGCTGCCCGGATTAAGCAGCTCCTTGACAAACGCCTTCACATCTGCTGGGGTGCCGCGACGACTCAGGATTTTCTCCAGCCAGCTCCGCTCGAAACTGCACTTGGCGTTCTTGTTGATCACCGCGTCCGCTTCCTTGCGTGAGATCGCCTTGCCGCGTCCCTTCCCCGTAGCTGCTGCCTCAGCTTTTGCCTTGATCACCGGCTTGAGTTTTTCCAGCACCTCCTCTTGCTCTAGGGGATTCAGCTTCATGAACTTCATAGCGGCGTTCACGCTGACCTCCTCGTTCTTCATCGCCTTGGTGAGTCCGGCACTCACCTTGTCCTCGTCCAGCAGGGAGACAAGGTGGTTCACCCAGGAGGTGCTCTTGCCGAAGACTCCAGCAGTGAACCGGACTGCTTCGCTGCGCTGATCCTTGCTCGGTTTCCAAGCCAGTTCACTCGGCCATTCCGGCGGCTTCATCTCCTCCAGCCGCGTGTTCATCAACGAGAGGGCCTCGGCTGCTTTCTCCAAAGGGTTTGTGTCCACACGCCGTTCATTCTCCCGGGCCATGAACGCTTTCAACTCACTGGCTGAGTACTCGCTCTCAGCTCCCAGGTCCACGCAGGGAACATCTGCCAGCCCAGCCTCGATGGCCGCCTTGGTACGTCCTCGACCAGCGACGACCAGGTATTTCCCAGTCCGCAGGGTGTCCACCACCTCACCGACCACCAGCACAGTCCCGTGGACCCAGCCACCCGCCTGCATATCCGCCACCATGTTAGGGTCTGTCGGGCGATGGACTCGATCCTGGTAGAGCGGGTGGGACTTGTTCTCCACGAGGATCAGGTCCTCCGGGGGAAGTCGAAGTTCTTGTCCGGCCTTGGCGCTTGCCAGAGCCACCGCAGTTGCTTGCTTGCTACTCATGTCGTTGTTGTCTCCAATGTTGAATTATCGTTGTTGGTTGGTTGGGTTATTTCGTCTTGGGTTGTTGCTTCTGTGCCTGCTTATCCGCTGGGTGCGCTTGCTTGTGCGCTTGCTTCCGCGCAGCTTTCCGCTTTTCTGCTCGCTTAGCCTTCGCTCCGGCTCCTTGTGGCATTACTTGGTTCCTCCTTTCTTCACTTGGTTGGGACTACCACTACCACCAGAGGATATACCCTGGGTAGTGGACTTGTCAATTGCTGTTGGCAGTGGGGCAGGCGGGGGTGCGAGTGGGGGTGCATACAACACCAGAGTCTGGCAAAACACGCACTCCATCGCCAGCTTTGCTGAGTTGTACTGTTGTGCAGAGAAGGCTCCCCCGAAGGGTTGCCAACCTCTTAGGATCAGTCCACGCACCTGCTGCATAAGATCATCCCGGTCTACATTGTAGGTGATATAGTAGTCGATTATCATCTGGGGTTGCGGTTGCGATTGTTGCGTCATTATCATAGCTCCTTTTCTAAACTCTTGCTGTCACCAGCCCCTGCTGGCCCTGGTACTTTCCACTTCGATCCCCGTATGTGGTGAGAGGTCGGCTCCCGCTCTGGAAGAACATCACCTGGGCGATCCCCTCGTTCGCATACACACGTAGTGGCAGCGGTGTGCTGTTCGCCAGTTCCAACACCAGTCTCCCCTTCCAGCCAGGTTCCAGCGGCGTGGTGTTCACGATCAGTCCACTCCTGGCATAAGTGCTCTTGCCCATGCAGATTCCCAGGACATCCTCCGGCATCTGGAAGTACTCCACTGAGTGCCCCAGAGCGTAGCTGTTCGGTGGGATCAGAAAATAGGTCTCGGCGCTGGTCCCCCGGGCTGGTGCTTCCACCAGGGCCTCCACATCGAAGTTCTTCGGGTCAATCTCGGTGCCGCGCACGGGTGAGAACACCTTGAAGTCCTGTGCGGAGAGGGTGATGTCGTAGCCCATCGAGGAGAGACCGTAGCTGATCACCTTGGTGGGCTCTCGGTATTCTCCAGGCTTTGGGTCCAGGTCATGGTGCAACACACGCACCTGCTCACTCACGAATGGAAAGATCATCCACTCCCCAGGGCTTGGGCATAGGTCTCGTATCTGTCTGTCTGTCAGGATTCCGCCTGGTTGCTCTATGTCATAAGTCTTGCTCATTGGTCAATCTCCTCTACTTGGTTGTTATTGAACTTCTCCAACAGCTCCTGCACCAGCTCCGAAGTCATCCACACGTAGTCGAACAGGTTGGTCGTGACACCGATAGAGTTCCCTTCGATTGTATACCAGACTCCATCCCCTAGGGGCTTTACGTTGTGTCTATCTGGCATAGCTCTCTCCTCTACTTAAAAGTATTCCGAATCAACTTCTTCACGAACGCTTCCTGCCGGGGAGTCCATCTCCCGAACTTGTCGAACTTCTCCATCAAGTCCTCCATTGTGGAGACGGTCTCAGCACGCCGGTTTTCGTTAATGGATGTATACTCGTTCCCCTGGTGGTAGCTACGAGAACTCCAATCATCTCTAGCCTCTTCCAGCCTCCCCCGTAGCTCAGTCTGCGCGGCCTCAGTCTTGCTCGGTGTGGGGGGTGCATCCAGGAACGCCAGCGTGGGGTCCGGTTTCGCGGAGACCCTGCGAGTTTTCGGGCGCTCAGAGCACCCTGGGCACACATAGAGCGTCTCTTCCAGCTCTCGGTTGACGAACACTTGCCAGCCCCAAGACATCAAAGCTAGCTCCGCTTCAGGTTGAGTATCAGCAGTTAGCTCGGTTTGTTTGTTGCAGCCAGTGGTGTCACAGGTTGCTAAGTAGTTAGGTTGCGGGGTTAGCATCTTCACCTCTCATCAGCCGCTTTTCGGCGGCGTCAACTTTGTCTGCTGTCTGAATAAATGCACATTTGGCCAATTCGCTAAATGTGCCGCGTGCATCCGCCAGTAGTTGCTCCCGCAACTGCCCAAACTCCGCTTCGACGCGTGCGCGGAAGTCTTCATCACGCTGAATTAACATTGCATTTGCGCTCATTTGCTCTGCCAACACTTTAGCCAGAGTTTTTTCCTGTTGGCTGGTATCGCGGCCCCGTTCAAAGGCACGCTCCATTGCCACCAACCGCTCCCGCAGTTCGTTCCGCTCGGCGCGGAGGGCGGCTAACTCTTCTTCGTACAGTTCAGGATTCACGCTTCCTCCTTCCCCAGCACGCGCCGGGTCTTTGACACTACCTCCCCCAGAACCAGGGAGTGATAACGCTGATGGATGCCCCCAGGATACAGGTGGACATCCCCAGGAAAGAAAATAGTTCTAGCATAGAGGGTCCTCCTCCTCCCTTGTCTGGCTGCACTCAGGACAGTACATCTTTCCGTCCCACTCTCCAGTCCAGCCCTCTTGTTTTGCTTCTACTGCGGCTGCCAATTGACCTTCACAGTTTCCCACATCCAAGGTAGCTCCGCACCTTGCATCACAGTAGACTATCCAACCACCTCGTTTTATACCCATAACGCCTCCTTTAGAGATGCTAGTCCACGTTCCCCCGGGCTCCCCAGCCAGCCTCACTGGTGTTCTTCACCGGGACATACCACTGCTTCCCATCCCCCAGCTTCAGCCGCTTATGCTCGGGGCGACGACCATCCGCTGGGGAATGTCTCACGCATCCCTGCACTACCAGCAGCCCATCCGCCGTCCTGCGTGCCCGTGTGACCACGTGAGTTCCAGTAGCCTCTCCTAAACGATAAGCTGAGGTATTGGTATTTGTGACGTAAGGGGCAGCCTTACGGATGCTTCGCAAGGTGTCCTTGTCTTCGCTCACCGGGATGAAGAACCAATCCCCCTGACGCAGCACGCCCTCGCGGGAGGGGAGGGCCTTCACGACATCTGGCACCAGGGCTTCGTATGCTTCCTCGATGGTGGTAGGGGAGCCAGGGACCTGACAGAGGAAGTAGTTCGTTCGGTCGAGTTCATCGAAGCTACTGAGAAACGTGTTGCCGCGAATGGTGAAGAGAACTGCTCCGAGACGGTGTGTGCTGATAGGTTGCTCTCCTGTGCGGGGGTAGGGGCCCACCCAATCGCAATCAGCCTCCCCACAACACACGATGCCAGCATCATAAGGCTCACCAGTATCAACAAAATTGCCGCTGCTGAAATACCCCGGTGCCCAGGTCTTCCCACCATCGTGCGTGTGCTGCCAGGTGTCCTTTCGGTACGCCACAATCTTGAACCCCCCGCTCCCATCCCGCAGCTTCTCAGCCAGAGCGTTTGCACGGTTCACCCAGTCTCGGTTGGTGGTGCTACCCCAACCAGCACTGTATATCTGTACAAAAGCGTCAGGACCAACTCCCTGAGCCTTGCGCTCTATCTCGCAGGCTTCCTCGAAGCTATACCACTGTCCCCACTCTTTGTAGTACATGGTCTCTTGCAATCCCCAGTTCCACGCATTCTCCAGCGCCGAGAACGGAATCTGCACATTCGGCTTGAGAGACTTGATCGCCTGGTTCTGATGCTGGGTGGTTGTGGCGGAGTACTTGTCCCCATTCACAATATACTGCACACCACAGCCGAAGCCCTCGCTCCCTTCAGGAATCTCAGCCCCACTGTGGTAGCGGATTGCCAGCGGGAAGTGCGTGCCGAAGGAGTAGAGGGTCCTGCCATGGTAGAGCAGGTTGTACTGTCCGTCGCGGCCTGTGCTCCCTTGCGTGCGCTTCCCGGTCTGCCTGCGGTAGTTGCTGAATACCTCGTCTTTGCTTGCCATTATGTTATCTCCTTCCTATTACCTACAACCACTCTTGCCGAATTGAATACCCCGCTGACTTATGCCAGTGAGGTGCAGCTTCTTTATGCACTTCGTAGTTCCTGTCTCCATTACTGTGGTCATTGCTAGAACAGCCCCTCCCAGTACAGCCAAACCCGTCTGGATGCAATGAATGCGCTAGCTCATATACAACATGAAAGCCCATATCCATTCCACAGCCGCTAACCACCAAGCCGCCACTCTTGTCACTGCGCCGGTAGCCAAGGATGTTCTGAACGTGCCAAGTGATGTTGAGAATACGGAGTTTCCCTTCGTCACTAATCGGGACATAGCAGCTAATGTGCCTGCTCATTCCGCTTCGCGAGACGTTCTCAACCGTAGTATAGACGATAGAGCCCGGAGGAAGCAGTTCTCGCAGCCGGGCTAAGGATTCTTGCTTCCGTTCTTCAATCTCTGATTTCTTACTCATCTCTTTATTCCTCTTCGATTCCCAAACAACAAACACGCAATCCCCACCACAGAGATCGTGAACGCTACACCAATCCAGAACTCCTGTGTGCTCAGCAGCTCCAGCAGCATCTCCACCAGCCCAGGCGCATCAGGTTCGTAGTAGTTGCGATAGTTATCTTGTAGCATTGCAGAATACCTCCTCCGGGATAAATCCCATCCACTCGTCCAGGACTTTCTCGTGCCCGCTGGCTTGGTGCTCGATGTCGTCGTCCACAGCTTCTTTGGCTGACTGCACACAGTAATCATAACCATAGAAGCCCCAGCAGCTATCCACCTCCTGCTTCTTATGCGTGATCACGTATCCATACACCTGACCAGTCAGGTACTGGTCCAGAGTCTCCACCTCGCACTTCGCAGCCCGTTCACACGCAAGCCAGAGAGTTCTTCCACCCAGCTTCGGCCACTCCCTCCGCGCTTTCTCCTTGGTGACGTACACCACCCCGGCGAGTCCGCTGTCCCACACGTCATTGAAAGGATACCTGCTCTTGTCCAAGCGGATGGTGATCCCGGAGTGGATATATGCGTGAATCCACTGGAAGTACACGATCTCTCCAGCTTCATACGCCTTCAACACAGCCTCTGGACTCTCGAAGTCCAGTTGTCCTTTGCCTGTGCTGTCCAGGTTATAGCCCCGTAGCCAGAACGTGACATCGCTGAGCTGGTCCCACTCCTTGTAGGGATTCTGTGCATCCTCATCCTGCTCAATGAGAATCTTATATCCACGATACTTAATCTTCTCACTCATAACTTATCCTCCCTTCACCGACAATCTTTTCAAGAGAAGCCTGGCTCACAGAGTACTTCTCACAATATAGAATCCAACCAGCCCCGCTGACTGGTTCTACGTCGAACCTGTCTCTACTCTTGATGAGCTTACTTACCAGCTTCTTGAGATGAGCTTCCTCCAGTGGGAACACCTTATATCGTTCATGACCATATCTGGGATCGCGTATCTGCTTAATAATGATCTTCTCACTCATGCTATGCTCCTTTCTCTGTCTGTCCTGCCAAGTACGCTTGCCTGCTTGCCTACCTGGTATCCATCGTCTCTGAACACTTTATGCACTTCCACTTGGTCCAACGCACACTCCCCACGTAGAAATACTTGAGAAAGCTCCAGGTGTGCCGACCACAAGGTTTCATCTCGCACCTCCTTCTCCAGTTCCGTTGAATCTCACAAGCGTCACACTCAGCAACCACCCACCCGGCTTCCCCACGACCAACGCCACATTATTCACCGGTTGCCAGAGAGACTGCGGGAGAGCAAACGCGGTACTCAACCGGGGCTCCCGTTGTCCCTCACGCTCGGGCCTGCCTATCTCTACCGCAAGCACGAAATCCTCTCCACTGTTGCCGATCACCCGCAGAACTGCGAGGCGTGAGGCAGGGAAGCGGTCTCCTGGGAGAACTGCCCCAGTCCACGCACCTACGATAGCACCGCCAGCATTCGCGTCTCGTACCTGTCCCGTGGCGGAGTCGAGAATCCAGTCCACTGTGCGAAGCGGTGGGAGCTGCGCCCGAGCCTCAGCGACGGGAGCACTTGTTACGGTTGCAGCCAGGGTGCTGCCAAGTAGGGTCAGAAAATCTCTTTTGTCTTGTTTCATATCTGCTCACCTCCAACAACCAACACTACCAACACTACCAACAAAAAATCCCCAGAGAACCCAGCCCCGCAGCCAGGTTCCCTGAGGTAAGCAGCCTACACTAGCACTAGCACTAGCATATTTGAATCTACTATGCCCCACAATAAGCCGAGCTAGCTCTAGCCCCAACTTACTGATTTCACGTGAGCATCCTAGTTCAACTTTAGTTGTTTTAGACACTTTATAAGCAAAGAACGCTTCCCAGAAACTGAGAATAGAGAGGATGACTCTCCAGGAGGGAGCAACTTGCCAGTCTACATAGAGTCTGAGTTGCTCCTACCTGCAAGGCCTGTCTCTGCGGGGCACCGCTAGACATCCTTGCCCACCGTGCGAGTGCGAAGATATTCTATCATCTCCACCCGCTTGCGTGCTACTTGTTCCCGTTCGAGTCGTCGCACCTTGGCGTCGTTCTCAGCTCCGAGCACGTGCAAGATACCACTTGTCACCAACGGGAGCGGGTTGAAGTCACTCTCACAGGCAGGTTTTGGCAATCCAACCCAACGCTTGAAGGCACTGGAGCGCCCAGCGCACCGGCCCGCTCGCTTGACCTTGGCCTTGGTGACTCTGTGGACTTCCCCCAGTTGCGCTGAGAGAAACTCACGCTTCGATGGGGTTCTCTTGAGTCTCATTGTTGTTGTCCTCCTTGCAATCCGGGCAGTGGCATTCGTCACTAACGAAAGTGACAATAGTCTCCTTGCATTGGTCACACTCAATAGCAACCTCACCCTCGGGGTACTTTACTATCACCAGAGAGTGCTGTTGATGCACCAGCACAGATGCTAATGCTTCATCGTCCAAGTTGTCGAAGATCATTGTTCTCCTCCTCCCCTCGGTGCCAACATCCCTCGCACATCTCGCATCATCAACCCGTCCACCACTGCGCTCCGCACCTTATGCGCCCAATCCCGCATCTCCACCGGGTCTGTTGTCAGCACCACAGACTTGCTTCGGTAGTCGTGCAAGATGCTGCTTGGCTCAGGCATCCAGAATGTCAGCTCCGCGGCGTCCTTCAAGCACTCCTGCACCAGGATCAGCTCGCCAACCTTAGGGGGAGTGTCTCTAGC